AAGGATGTTGAACAGTGGGCAAGACTTCAGCGGCGTATGTCTATGCTGCCGAGGAATATGTTCCTGCCAACTGAAATGGAAGTCGAAGATAACGAAAAGGAGAAGACGAAGATCGACGTATGGTTCTATCTCGACACGTCAGGATCGTGTTGGGGATTGAAGGATCGCTTCTTCGAGGCAGCACTTAGCCTGCCTACGGAGCGGTTCAACGTCCGTCTTTTCTGCTTCGACACGAAGGTCGAAGAAACTACCCTCGAAAGCCGAAAGGTATACGGTGGTGGTGGCACGGCATTCGATATTCTCGAATCCGAAATTCAGAACGAACTCCGCAAGGGCGGCGGCACCAAGAAAACCCTTGATGGCAAAGAAGTGCCGATGATTACGAAGTATCCCGAAGCTGTATTCGTCATCACTGATGGATATGGCAATGCCGTAAAGCCGGAAAAGCCAGATAGCTGGTATTGGTTTATCACTGAGGGTGGCGTCAAGAGTTACATCGACCGGGCATGTAACTTCTATAACCTGGGTGACTTTGAATAAGTTTCACAATCATGAAAACAAGATCAAGACCAATAACCGCTTCTTGGGAAGTCTCCCAAGAAGCGGTGCCAGTGCCGGTAAAGCAGACAAAAAGAAAGCTAACAAAAGGGTTTTTTCGACAAATAGTCGAAGAAGATTTACCAGACTATTTAGCCCGCACGCCAGACGAGAAAGATCGTTCTTCATACGAAAAACTCTTCCAGAATGGTGAGTTAAAACATGGAGAGGCAGTAGTATTGGGATGGGTGAATTATTTCTGGCCTATGGAGTTGGATGGCGATCTAGTTTCAAAAGATGGATTTTGGGACGATGCGGCGTATGGCAAGTCAAAATCTTTGAAATTGTTGCATGTGCTTTGGAAAAATGGGAATCATTATAGGCGAACATTGATTGTAGAAGCCGATCCAATATACCCGTATTTAGTTCGCAACCTGCCACAGATTTTTCTAGGCGATAACCTACAAGGTTGAAATATGGACTTCACAGTATTCGACCATCGTGAGCATATGACGGCGCTCACATGGTTGGGTCGTAAAGACTGGATGCTTTACCAAGACATTCCAGCCCAACGAGCCATCAGCGCCAAACCACGCAAATTGGTACTCAAGCCCAAGCAGCCTTTTGCTCCTGGGCCTGAGTCGCCAATCACTGTGGGAGAAAAAGAATTCAACCGCTACCCCGCAGATATGTGGAAGGTATTGCGGGAGATCATGAACGTCCTTGAGTTCGATGTAGTGGGAACTCTTTGGTACAACACGCTCGCCAAAGCATTGGCAGGCGGGCCAAAGATTTTCCGTCCTACACCGCTTCAGTGCGAAGCGTTACAACACGCAGAAGCACGATATGCCTTCAAGGATTACAAGCAGCCGTTTCCGGTCATCACTCTGGAGATTCCAGAGGAATATCGGCAGCAGCTTCAACAAAAATACGGTATTGATGAATCGCCTCGATATGTTCTCGTCAACCATGATGACAAGAACAGATTCATTACCGTGAGTGCCTTTTATAACAAAGGAAATATCATCACGCATATTACGCCTGACCGGGCTGAATATGCAACGATTGAAGAAAGCCTTGTTAGGAACCGTGATCGCCGCCAGGACGACGTACAAGAAGTTGAGGCCGGACGATTTTTGATGCCCGGCAATCCAGTCATTCAAGGCAGCACCGAAGGTGAATTCGATGCCGCTGAGAACGTGCAGCGACTTGGCATTAACTTCGCCATGATGATGTCGCTATACACTGTCAAAGTGGCCGGACCCTTGGATGCTAAAAACTACAAGATATGGCAACAAGAAGCAAGAGCGGTTCGACGTGGCGGCGTTCCAACCAATAGAGCAGTAGAAGCACAGCAAAAGATGGCGGCTGCTATGCAACTCATTCAATTCGACCAGAAGGTTGAATTCTATGATGAGGTTGAAGAACAAATCGAAGTTGCACAAGGCGTCGATATTGAAAATCTGCACAAGTCGCCTCGTTCTCATTGGCGACGTGGGCATTTTGCAATGCAACCTTATGGGATCGGTCGTCGTGAAAGACGAATGATATTTCGTAAACCATTATTGGTTCGAGCCAAATACTTCTTGGGAGACGTTAAGGACGCCAGCGTTACTTATACGATCCATCCAGGTCGGGCTAATCCTCAGCCCGCACCGCCACCAGAAATGTTGGCCACTACACCGACACAACTGCCACCACCAGAACCAGGGTTAAAAGCAGGTCAAAGGATTGAAATTATCCAAGCAGAAGAATGCCCTGTTGGACCTGGAACTCAGGGCAAAATCGTAAAGGTAGTCGATCTTGGATCGAATATGATCCAAATCGACGCCTTGACAGACGATGGGCAAAAGTTCTCGCTGATTGCCCCGCCTGATGAATTCAAGACGGTTTAAGTTTTGCTGTACAACTCTAAATCTCCGTGGTACAATCTACCACGGAGATTTTTGTATTTGAATAGGCAAAAGGTGATCTGTGGACGATGAAAAACAAATTGGGACTTTGCCGCCCGACTTCGTAGACATGATGACTCGGAAAGAAGACCTGCACCCCGATCTCGTGCCTTGGATCGAAAACACTTCATTCGGACAATGCCTCAAACACCCGCTTGTCATTGGCCTGTTCTACCACGAAGGTATGAACGCCATGTACAACGCTCAATACAAAGCCAAACTCGAATATATCGAACGAGCAAAAACACAAAAGAACTGGTCCAGTTATATTTGGATTCACGAGCGTCCTTATCGACTGGAAAAGTTCTCGGAGATCGAGTACGAGCTATCGGACCAAGAGTATTGGGAACTGCTGGGAAGCATTTGGTCGGATAGTGAAAACCTATGGCAGTACGGCTCGATCCTGGGCTGGTTTATCAACAAGGATCGTCCTGGCCGTGAAGCCATGATGGATGAACACGAGAAAGAGTTCTTGGCAAAGCTGCCGGACGAATTCACAATCTATCGTGGGCATCAAACCAAAAACCGTCTTGGATATTCTTGGACATTAAGCTATTGGCGAGCCAAGTGGTTCGCTAAACGATTCAATCAAAAAGGCCACGGCGTTGTAAAAGCAAAAATCAAAAAAGAACACGTCGTTGCTGCACTATTGGGTCGCAACGAATTTGAGATTGTCGCCTCGCCCAAACACCTGAAAATTGAAACGGTAAGAAAGACCATGAAGCGACCACGTTGGCTTGAAGACGCCAAGGAAGAATTCGAGCGTACCTTTTCCTTGGGGTTGGGACGAAACAACGGCTATATGTCGGTTCATGGACCGTGGCATTGGGAGAAGGTTGAAAAGAATGCTTTGATCCTGGCAAAGAATACGCCTGGCGCTGACAAGCTGGTGGCACAATTGTTTGCTCTGATCCACGACACAAAGCGACAAAACGAAGATGAAGACCCGGAACACGGTCATCGTTCAGCGGCATACGCCGAAGAACTTTTCAAACAGGGAAAATTGGACATTACTGAATGCCAACTCGCTGTGTTGATGGAAGCCTGCAAGTTTCACAACGATGGACAGATCAGTGACGACCCTACTATTGGGGTTTGCTGGGATGCAGATCGTTTGGACCTGACAAGAGTTGGTATTATCCCGAACCCGGAATTGCTTTCCACGCAGGCCGGGAAAGAACTTCTTTGGAGTATTTAAGATGCAAACAGTACCGCAGATGGAACGCCTGTTGAGTGATGCAACAAAATCCATCATGTGTTGCCCACATTGCAAGGAAATTGTTCCTTGTCCGGTGGTGAAGTCAGAAGGAAACAAGCAGTTTATTAAACACAAAGACATACAGTTTCGTGAAAGAAAAAGAGCCTGTTCTGCATGTCTACAGGTCTTCAAAACAACCGAGTGCGATTATAAGTCACTTGAAGAACTCATCCTAAAACGGGACGAAGTTCAAAAACTGTTGCAGGAAAACAACAAACTTAAAAGAAAAATTCACGCTGCCCAAGAACACTTGAGCATACTTCAAAATAGACTGTCAGAATAAGGAGCATTAGATGAGTCGTACACTGCTGGCAACTGGTCACTTCACCTGGGACGCTGTGGAGCGCCGTAGCGACCGCTACGGCTCTGTTCGTCTTAATGACGACAAAGATAAGGACGTTCTCCTGAACCCGTCCTTAGACGTTCTGGAGGGCAAACAGGGCCGTCTCATCGCTGAAGTCCTGGTTCCTGTTCGCTCGCAGCACTGCGGCGATCTTGCTCGTGGATTTAAGCCATCCACGCCAGATAAAGGCGAAGTTATTGTCTTGGGCGAAGGCTCTCTGTTCATCGAACACCGTGGCCGAGCCATTCACGAAAGAGCCGCATATGAGCGGCAGGATGATAAGATGCTCCAAGCATTGGAGCAAGCATTTGGACGCATGGCTGGCAATAATGTTCGCATCAGCCGATCAGGTCGTGCTGACGAGCGAGCAGAACCAGCCCCGGAAGTTTACGACGTTGTTGGGTTGAAGCCTGACGATGGACGTGAACGAGACTGGCTTGACCCTCGTACTTTTTATCGGTTGCATCTTTCCAAAATCAACCTGTATTTCGAGGAACTGTAATGCCATCAACATTTGAGCAACCTTTGACGCCGAAAGAGATCGAATCAATCTTAGCTGAGGCTTCAGATGACGCTCAGGTGACGGTGTTTTGCATTGATGGAGTGATCGTAGAGGTTCCATTCCGTGAGGCCCTAATACGCCTGCCATTCAATGTAATGATGATGCAGCGTGATATGCACAACATCATTACTGCGCAGGGCAAAACAGCATTATTCTTATCGCCAATGACTTCCGATATGTTATTGACAGATATTAACAAGGGAGTGCAGCCACTTCCTGATTCTCCGTGGACGGTAGATGCCCTGGAGACAAGACAGGTCGGAAAGAAGCTGGAAAACATCAACAAAACTACTGTAAATGCCGTGGCCGTAATGTTTGGTTCCAACCCTGTATTCGGCCCCGATGAAGATGGGGTATTGAAAAATGGCTAACCACGGTTGGACAAAAACTCGAAAGCCAATGAAGCCTGAGCAAATCAAGGCTATGTTGGATGAACTGAACGCTTCTCTATTCAAGGGAAACCTTCAGATTGAATATCATTTGTCCGCACCGGAAAGTCCTAGTTGGGGACCGCACACTTGGCTTCTGAGCTATCAGTCAGAAGGCCAAGAATGGGCAACCAGGGTTTGTTGGCTTGAGACTGGCCGTCACTTTGAAATGAGGCATGGCGGTGGCTCACAATTCGCATGGTGGATCGACACGGCGATTCTCAACGAGGTTGCTGTCAGATTCAATGGCACTATTGGGGACGACGGAATCAGCAACAAGTGGAAAGGCGAACCTAACAAGTTCAATAATTTCACTGACTATTTGAATCTGTCGTGGGATCACGTCAAAGACCCAAACACTAAAGCTGAAATACTCAAATTGCAACGTGAGTTTATTCCCAAGGAGTTTCATGATGGTCAATAAAAAGAGCGACCCTCATGATCGCATGAGGGTCGCTCCCCAACAAACCAGCCAGAAGGGAGGTTTACTATGCCGTCGAAACCAGCGCTAGTCGAACAAGTGGCGAGCCAAATGATGAAAGGCGGTCGTCAGGGACGGCTTATTGCTACGGATAAGCAGAAAGAGAACTTTCAGTTGCGGCACGAAAAGCATATTTCATGGGCTATTGACAATCTTCCTCGAAGTAGTGCTGCGGTGCCTGCTGTCGTTGTCAAATGTCTTATCAAATACAATGGCAGTCGGGTATCGGAGTTTTGCAGAGCTTTGCGAAATGGCTTATTTCAAGGCCAAGACGATCCTGCATTTCTACTATGGAAGTTTTTGCAAAAGCACCGTGGACATGACACCGTTTCGGCATATCAAAGAACGGTCTGTGCTGCAAAGGCTTATATGGAAGGAAGAACACTCAGTTCTCTCAGGCCGTTGAAAGAAGACATATTTGCCTGGGATGAAGGCTGGACTGTCCCGGACAATCTTCTTAACAACTGGACCCCGGATGATCTCCCGAAAGTAGATTCGGAGCGACCAGTCTCTTGAGTAAAGATGTTCCACTAAAGGTGGGAACATATCAAGAGTATACCAAAAGAAAAAAGCACCGAGATATCTCGGTGCTTTTTTTGTTATTCTTTTACATCTGGTGATATTATCACTTAGGCTTGACCAGCGTATATCGCACAACACGCACTTGTCCCGGTTTGACGACCGGCTGAATCATAGTTTCGCCGACCTGAAGCGAACCTTTGGTACGAATGAAGTCAGCCATTCTGTCTTTGACCAACCGCATGTCTTCACCAGGACAGATCATTTTGAACATATCCCTTAGCGTAAACATATGGCCGTCATCGTTCAGATCGGCCCATTTTGTGATGGATGCCAAAATTTCCGTCCCAAGCATTCGATCTGCAATAGATCGAGCCGAATTCCTCGCCGGAATAACGAAATTCAGGGCTGAAATCGGGAATTGTTCTTCATTGACCGAATGGCATCGCTCAAGGTCTTCTTCTTTAAGATACGCCGAGAGCATTCTCTCCACTCGTTTATAAAGCAGAGCTACGGCATCAGCACTTGTTGGAGCGCTTGTCATCGTTTCCTTGAGGTATCTTCGCAAAGAACGCAGAGACGTGGTTCCCGGCTGTCTCGAAATGATCTGTTTCTCGACCTTTTCTCCATCGGTCAAAAGATAATCATAGGCATATTCCAACTTTTCTTTGCTGATGCCATAAACGTATGCCCTAAGAAACACAGCCTTGACAATGCCCATGCCAACTCTGCGTTTTTGTTCTTCCGTGTAGAGAGACAACAATTCATTGAGCCAAGTCAATGGTTCTTGGAAATGGTCAATCATCTTCCTAAGAGTCTTGAAGCTGAATTGCGTGTTTTCTTGCTTGCCTCGGCTGTAAGCGACCCTCACTACAGTTGCATTTTTGTTGTTGTACAATGATTCGCTGGGGTTATTGCCAGCCATTGTTTCCGCATCGTCCATAGTTCGACCGACGCCAGTATCAATTACTGGAATTTCTTCATCGGAAACACGACGACGAGTCATAACTCGAATCGGCTTGCCAGATAACAAGCAGGCCAAAGAGCGATGACAGCCATTTCTGATGCCGTCATGATTGAACATGAACATTGAATCACCGACGTAGTAATTCTTTTGTTCAATGTCTTGAATAAGGCCGAACACTTTGCCTTCTCGAACTTTGCGATTCGTGGCATTCATCACGATCAACCAAGCGATTTCCGGCGTAATTGTTTCTTCAGAGTAATCACGAGGATCGCTTTCACTAATTCTTTTGTATTCAGCCAAATCCTTGTCTGTGGGGGTTAGCTTTGGAAAGGACATCCTAATTGATTTTGGAATCCAATTAGGAACATTGAAGTTGACTCCTGCGGACGACGACAACAAATCAAGCTGTACCTTTGGTTCACTCATTTTTAGTTCCTTGAAAATGACGCTTGAACAAAAACCTGAATCTGTAAGCCATTCAGGTAACTCCACATCAGATAGGCGAAGATACTCAATTCCAAATTTTCGATCAAGCCAATTTTGGCGGATTTCGACAATCAGAGAAATTAGCTCTTGGTCCAAGTAAAACCATTCTTTGTGGCTGTTAATGTAATGAAAATATGTTTTAAGGTAATCTTCATCGGACAGCGTTCCAGGATAAATAGCCAACAAAACCTGCTTTTCATCGGGCGACATGCCGCTTAACGTAAAAATGCGATCAAGCACACCGGCACTATGACCGATTTTGACCTTTTTAAGCTGTGGCGAATAAAGAAAATAAACATATCCCATGAAAGATTATATGGGCCAAGCGACAAACAAGTGGCTCGTTGCGTTTATTTGCGAATTTTTTTTCAAGATATTTCAGGCTCAATAAAGAAGTCATCCTCAAGTTTGAGTAGATGCTCAAGGGCAACAACAGACCATTTGCCATATTGAAGTTTGTATTTGAATGTTCGTCCGACCAAATCTTTGGTGTGAACAAAAGCAAGCCACGGCTTGCGAGTCTTCTTCCAACACAACATTGGCTTGCGACCACATCGCTTGCTGTCCTGGGTGACTTGATCCAGAAAGCCATCTAGCTCGCTGTTGCCTCGAACAAAGACAGAACTCATGTCGATGGCATCGTAGCCACCTTTGCTCTCTATGACGAAGCGGAAGCCCTGGGGAACGATTAGATCGCCAGAGAAGACTTCCCTGGCGTGCTTGGGCAGATGATTGACTTGACCCCAGCGATTGCCGGAGCCAACAGAACGACTAAAGCCATCGCCAAATCTGGTGTTTAGAACTTTTGTGAGATCAAGTTCTGTGCGATTGCCTTTCTTTTTGCCGTCTACTTTTTTGGTCTTCGTCTTCTTGCTGAGGATGTCATCGGTGACGAAATCATCCATATCTTCAAAATCATTTTTCATGGTGTATCTCCTACAAAATTATATAGGAATCACCGAACTATAATGGAACTCAATTGCTCCAGGTCTTGACGCTGTTGCTCTAAGTCTTGCAATAATTGATCGAAATCGTGTCGCTGTATTGATTGTTCCTGAACCAGTTGTTCAGTATATGTGCGTATGTTGTTAATCACATCAATCATCTCATCGCACTTCTTCTCCACTTCAGATAAAGGGAATTCTTCCCATTCAACGATCTTAGGAATCGGTCGCTCTTTCGCCGGTTGTGTCTTTTGTCCTGGATGAAGAACACGATCATTATCATCGAGGCTAGTGATGACTTCAAACGAACCATTGCGATGAACAGGGTCGTATTTCTTGCCATCGAACTGCCAGGGCGTCGAGCCTTCTTTGCAAACTTCAAATCGCTGCACATTCTTAGGACACGCTTCTTCAGGCGTGATTTTGAAATGCCAAATCTCTTCAGTTGGCAACTCAATGAGCTTCTGTGTGCGAGCGAGGCTTTTTATGCCTGAGCATTCATGAATTGCTTCTTCCCATATGGTCGGATCAGAGACAAAGAAGACCTGACCTAATGGTTCTCGCATATCAACGATCCACAATGGTCGATGTCGATTGCGAAAGAGCCATAGCATACGACTGCCGTTCAATCCTCGCTCACCCACAGCGACAGCCATGTGTCCTTCATTGATGAGACTAAAGACATCACGAATGCCAGCCAACCTTTGAGGATGGTCGGCGTCACCGAAGAAGTCCTTTAGCTCTTTAGCAGAATAGTTCTCGCCAGATTCAAATATCCTAAGTAGGATTTCTGAATCGCATTGAGTTTGCAGTCCGTATTTCTGTTTCAGAGAATGATATTCACAATCATCAACACGACCATTGTGAATCAAACCTATTGATTTGTCCAAACTGGTAAATGGGTGATTATTGTGATTGTTACTTGGCTCGCCAACACCCTTAGATGCACCACGGGCATGAACCAATAAGAGATTGGGATTATGCTTGGATACTAACTTCCAAACATCCTTCTTGACGAAAGCACTCGATTTACCCGGCTCTTTGTGATAAAGGACGTTGCCGTTGACGCCGCTCTCTGTTCCCCAATACCCAGCAGCATCAATGCCTCGGCATTCACTTTTATCAAACAGCTTCGTTATCAGTTGGTATGTAAGTACAGGCTTTTTTGATTCGCCTATGTAACCTGCAATTCCACACATTAGCACTCCTCGTCATCTAGCGCCAGCCATTCAATTTCTTTTCTTTTACGGAAGCCTTCTCCAAACACATCTTCGACTAGCGCCCAATCTTGGATGCAAGTAGCTTCCCATTCTTGTGGTGATGGCCCGACCGCAGGTTTGAACCCCAGCTTGTCCAATAACTTTTCCATTTCTTCTTTGTCTTCTGGAGTTGGAGTTCTTGGAGGACCATCTTCCAAACATAATTCTTCATAAAAGGCAGGATGCAACTTTGATTTGAGACTTTCAGTCACAATCGTTAAATCATGAAGAAAACCACAAGTGCAAGCCGCTGTGCCGTAAACGTCAATTGATCTATGAACACTGCAATCCCCATGATGGCATAAATGGCCAGCAGGATAAGCAATCACAGGGCGAAAGTAACGGTCCCTGATATGTTCAAGTTTACGTTTTTCTTTTTCTATTTCTATATCGTACATTAAAAGCCATCCATAGGACCAGAGCTACCGCCCAATGGCGGTGCCGCCAAATCTTGGCCGGTGCCACCTGCTGGCGGTGCGACAGGACCAGCTTTATCAATTGTAGTCGATTGTGGCGGTGGAGTGGACTGGTCTTGTGGCTTATCTGTGCCTTTATCGTCTTCTTCTGGAGCCGTGTCTGTAGTGACCAATTTGTGAATTGGCACGCCAAGATCGCCGACTAGCTTTTCAAGAGATGCGGCACAACCAGCAACGGTCCCAGGTAGATCGTCTTTTTCCTCAATGGATTTCATTAAGGCAACGCCGACCTTTTGAAGCGTCAATAAATGCTTCTTTTCTTCCCTGGGCCAATTACTGTGCAATATTCGGCGAATTTGATTGACAATACGCTCTGAGAATCGGGTTAAGTCCCTGGTTCCCATATTGTTAGCATCGTCACGCAATTCTTGCGCAGCGGTCAATATATCGCCGACCTTCTGGCCGAGATAGGCTTGTGACTCGTTAAGTAGAAAATGTTTGAACCTCATGCTCTATTTAGAGAACGGATTCACATAATTTCTCCAAATCACTGAGACTCTACAGGAATCTCCGGCTGAAGTTTCAATCCTCGGTGCTGAATTGCCGCCGAGATGAGTCCTTTGAACAACGGAGCGGCGTTCATTAGCCTGCTTTTGAATTCCGGGTGAGCTTGGGTGCCAATGAAATAAGGATGGATATTACGATCCAATTCCATCATTTCAATGAGTCCAGTATCAGGATTTCGACCGCTAATTTTCAGTCCACGCTTGGCATATTGGTCAGCAAACTCTGGATTGACTTCATATCGGTGGCGATGACGTTCGCTAATCAACGGCTTGCCGTAAACTTCGGCGGCAATACTATCCTTGGTCAATTCACACTCATATGACCCTAATCGCATATTGGCTGATTTTTTGTTCAGCTTTTCTTGCCCTTCAACGAAGTGAATGACTGGATGTGGCGTTTCCTTGTTGAATTCAAGGCTATTGGCCCCGTCTAAATCGCACTCATTTCGGGCGAATTCAATAACGGCACACTGAAGACCCAGGCAAATACCTAAGAATGGAATCTTCTTCTCACGAACGTATTGAATGGCTTTAATTTTGCCCTCAGTGCCTCGATTGTCGAAGCCGCCAGGGACAACGATGCCATCCAAGCCCTCAAAGTGCTTATGAATGCCTCGAAAGTCTTTGTACTTCTCTAATTCATCGGCCCTGATCCATTTGATGTTTACACGAACATCATTGGCAATTCCGGCGTGAATCAAAGATTCCTTCAGGGACATATACGCTTCGTCGCAATTATCGTACTTGCCAAATACACCGATCTCAATGGCTGGCATATGGTTGCCAACATATTTTTCTACAACTTCACGATATTTGTGAATGCGGCAAGCACTCCGATTCAATCGGAAAAGGTCAACGAAAAGGTCGTCAACGTGCCGATCATAAAACTCCAGCGGAACTTGATAAATGCTCTGAACGTCTGGGGCATCAAAAATACACTCACGCTTTACGTTGGTAAGCATTGAGACTTTGGCCAACAGCTTCTCTGGGATGGCTTTATCTACACGGCAGAAAATCACATCAGGTTGCAGACCATGCCGCTGAAGCTCTTTAACGCTGTTTTGGAGGGGTTTTGTCTTGAATTCCTTGATCGTATTCACCCATAGAATGGGAGCGACCATAGCGATCAATACGTCGTCTTTGAACTTCTGTTTGAATTGTCGCATGGCTTCAAAAAAGGCGAAGCTCTCGCTATCACCAACAGTGCCGCCAATCTCGACAATAACAACATCTTTATCTTTGCCCAAATCCACCAGACGTTGTTGGATTTTATCCGTCAAGTGTGGAATAAGCTGGATAGTTTGGCCGAGGTATTTACCTGATTCTTGTTCCTCGATCAATTCCTTGTGCAACGTCCCAGACGTGCAGATGTTCATTTTGTTGACATTGATGCCAGCAATACGCTCGTAGTGACCCAGATCGAGGTCGGTTTCCGTACCATCATCGCACAGAAAACACTCCCCGTGTTCACGGGGAGCTAGAATTCCGGCATTTGTATTCAGATACGGATCAAATTTTATAAGGGTGATATTATGCCCACGAAACTTCAGCAAGAGGCCAACACTCGCCGCCGAGACGCCCTTCCCCGTACCTGAGATCACACCACCGACAACAATTAAATACTTGCACATGCTCGCTCCCACATCTCTAGTTGGCCTTTTTCCAGTTGCTTACATATGGGAGTAAAGCATAATGCAATCCGAGAAAATAAGCAAGCGATCTCAATGTTGCATTGCGTGATCTGCAACTTTTTTGCACATATCAACAAAGTGTTGTTGGCTGAATGTGTTCTTCATCCAATTGATGTCCTTGTGTACCCATTGGACATTACCATCAACATAACCTTCGTTGCTGTCGATGCGATCCAAAGAAGCTGTGAATTTATCTTTACCCGTTGCAGCAAAGTTAATTTCCATTCCACTCATGGCACATTTTCTATTTTGCTTCAGAAATAAATCCCAAGCATATTCTATCGTAATTGAAAAAGGCAATTCTTTGATTTTGGCTCTTTGTCTTTTTCTTTTTATGCAGTCCCAACGATTGCCGGATATTTCGCCACAACCATTCCAAGCATGATGATTTTTACCAGAAAGGTATTGTTCACAACCGCAAGACTTGATCGGATATTTTGTTCTTCTCAAAGCGCCTAAATTGCATTCGTAAAGATCGCCACAATCGCATTTACACAGAACAAAATGACGTGGGCGACCTTGCCCCTTCATTCCCAAATCTTCGACAATTGTTAACTTATTGTGCTTTTCACCAATTAAACTCATAAAAACTCCTACCAATGGATTCACCTATTATGTAGGAGTGTTGTGATAAATATTATCTAATTTCGCAAGAACCACCACTACAAGCCCATTCTTGAGTTGGTTTGGTTTCGTCGGTTTCCTCGATCATCATCGAATAATCCACGTCTTTATATTCCCTCTGCAAATCTTGCCAGAGCTTCCAGTTGTGGACTTCTTTGAGGCAGTGCGTCATATGACGAGCATCGCCTTCAAAATATCGGTTAGCGAATTGGACGGCACGACGGACAAAATCCTTCTTCGCCTCCCATGAAGCATAAGCGATCTTATACTTGGTATGGCTGAAGATGTAATCAATTACCACTTCGCCGACCGCTGGTGTCTTGGGTTCAATCAGCGGATCGCCAAAACCAAGAACCGTTTCACAAGCTGCCCATAGATTGTCATCGAAGGCTCGTAGACCATCAACAATGAGGCCGCTGGCGAACAGACTGCCTTCGCCATACATCTGAACAATTTCACGGGAAGTGTGTACCGTACACATTGGGGCTTGGGGATAATCCAAGTCGCCCGATTGAGGAAGCAATGCAATGCCCGCAAAGAAATTCCTATTGTCGTAGATGTAGTCTGTGATGCCGTCCCATTCATCAGGGCGAACATTGATCGTATTGGAGACGTTATGAGTGAGCCACGGTTGGGTGCAAAGCTCAGGACGTGTTCCAGCCATGACCCAATTTGCCTGTGTACTCTTAACGTGTTCCAGGAGCTTCAATGCCGACAACTGATTCTTGGTCTTCGCCCCATCGGGAACTTCAACACAGAACGTAATAACCTCGTCGGTCTTGTTCGCACTCCACACAGATTTTTCAACAGCAAGTCCGTTGCGTTCCTTGAAGTATTGCAGCGGGGCTTCCATATAGTTGCCCTGAATACGACGGAAATATCGCTTGGCGTGATGCGGGTGAATGCCACTGGCACTACCAAGAATACAGCTAGTCGTACCGGCTGGCTTTACGCATGTTGCACGAGCGGCTGGATTGATACCAATTTGCTTGGCCATCCACTCGTTCGTGTCCAGAATGAGCTTTGCCATTTCCTGCTGAGTCTTCTCATCGAAGATAATATCAGGATTGTCCATCATGCCCGTAATGCTGACGCCGAGCAACGCTTCTCGTTCAACAATCTCCTTGGATGTTTGACCGAGATATTCAAAATTTGTATATGACGCCTGTAGTGTGCCAATAATGGCGGCAGCTTTAGCGGCAATGGCAAAATCTTCTTTAGTCTTAATCTTACGACCATTGATTTCGCAAAGATTACACATTTGCCAACCAGAAACACCAGTCTTCCAGTGAACTGGCCACATGCCGATTTCAACACATGGGTTGACAAGAAAATCACGGTGGTCAGCAAATACGAATCCGGGTTCGCCGAATTCTTTTACGTCCTTCATTGCCTCTTCAAATTGCTCCTTGGTGGTTTCACCACGAATAAGCAACATAGAGTTGTTGGACCTTGCACGTTGAGGATTGTCCGTAAACCAATTGCCAGTCTTGGCCTTACGCATATCCATATCGTCTACCGAGAACAAGCAGATGGTAGCCGAACGACGCACGCCACCACTCAACACGGCATCGCTGGCGTGCATTACAATATCGTATGCGTCAATAGACCGCAGACGATTGAAGCGTTGGCAGCGATCATCCAGGAGCTTGCGAATGATCTCTAGCGAACGTCGCAATGGTTCTGGCCCTGGGGCTTTTCCAACACCTGATGCCAATACAGCACCGGCTGGACGAATCTCTGAGAAATCGAATGTTACATCGCAACCATACCATTCCGAGAATTCCTCGTTAGGCATATATGTTGCCAACAAAATGCCCAAAGCATCAGACCAGCCCTCGATTGAATCGGGAATGATATGCTTTCGCTTTTTGTGAGTCTGCTCAAGAGTACGGCTTACATGGAAATCAGGCAGCTTCGCAATATGGTGATGCTGCACAGAAAAACCTGTGCCGCAACCGCACAATAGAAGCCAGAATGTTTCCTGGAAAAACCGAACTCTGTCGCAAAATGACACACAGCAGTTGTACATGCGGGCATTTTTTTGTTCAATTGGCTTGCCGCCAAATTGAAGCGCTCTTTGTGAGCCTAACACTAATTTCTGGTCAACCTTTTCAAATGCCGATTTAATCACTTCGGCCATGTGCGGAAACTTACGAATGTGCATCTGCATCACTCGATCAACCGCTTCGCTCCATGTCTCTCTTCGTTTTTCTTTTTCGTTAAATCGAGCATATCTGCTGACGTAAGTGTATTCCTGTAAAGCCTTTATAGACATTTTTTTCCTCTTTCCTTCTGCCAAATCTTGGTTGGTCTTGTTTGCTGGGAAGGTAGCTAGTCGTTATGAGCCGAAATTTTTGACTATTATTGTCGGGGGTCACAATAATAGCTTTTAGGGTCTTTTAAGACAAGCCATAAGTCATTCTAAATGTAACTTATGGCTTGCTTTAGCTACCGAATTGACTGGCTTCAAGTATGGCATGAACTTCATTCTTGAACCAATTTTGTATACCCATTCTCGTGAACCAGCTTAATAACGTCTGCTCCTTCGAGCATACGAAGAAGGTCTGGATCATGAGTGGTTACAAATACTTGTTTATCCTCGGCCAATTCACAGATCATATTGTAAATGCCCTGGACGCCTAGAGGATCGACATTGGTGCTTACTTCGTCAAGGAACACAATAGACGGAATAGACCCGGAGCTAATGGTCATGACGTGTGCAAACGATTGGCTCACGGCGAGATTAAGCCGACGCCGTTGGCCAGTGGACATGGCGTGATATACATACGGATCACCATCCACAGGATTTCGCTCAATTTTTTCGTTCAACTCATTATCGAATTTCAGAGTGATCTTATTGTCGATAAGGAACTGAAGCCAATAATTGATACGAGCATTGAGTTCTGGAATAATGCCTTCCACAACCCATTTGCGAATACCATGTTCTCCGAACCCGGCAATCCAATAATCAAGATATGGCAATTCCGCTTCGAGGGTCTTTACCTCAAGCTCTTTATCGGCCACATTAAGCGTAACCTTATCAAGTTCGACTTTATCGTTGTCGATAATATCTTGATATGGCGAACGGCCCGCTAATTCAGTTTTCTTGCCTTCAACGGAATTCTTGATCTGAGAAATCTCTTGTTCCAGGAGAGCTTCAGAACTGTCTGCTTTTGGTTCACGCACTTTAGATGCGGCGACCAAGTTGTTGCGCAATGTTCTAAGCTCTGCATCAATAGAGCTAATCTTTGTTTCGACGGCTTTTACCAGCGTCGTGGCTTTGTTTTGTCGGAGCTTCAAATCTTCGGTTTTGACAGCGATCTCTTTGCCGCCAGTCATAGCAGTTTGAATATCGAGATTGATGTTGTTGATCTCTAATTTCAGGCCACTGACATATTTAACGATATTCTCCTCTTCGACCACACTGCGACACTTGCCGCAACGAGTGCCGGGCTTGTTGCCTTCCAGGTCAGTGATCTCGGCTTCTTTTTTCTTGCGTTCATTCAACTTGGTCTTGGCGGTCGTGGAGAACTCTTCGTATTGCTTGGTGAGTCCTTGAGCCTCGGCTTTAAGCTCGGAGTCCTTTTCCTTTACCAACTGGAGTTTCTTCTCGAAGTCGGCCTTGGAAACCTCCAAGGGAGGCAACTCGTCGTTGATAGAACCAATCTTGGCCTGGGCGTCTTGATAGGCTAGAAGTGCCGCTCCTGCGTCTGTAGATGCAAGCTCTTGCTTCTTTGTCAGGATCGACTTCTCAAGCGTGGCAATCTCAGTCTTCTTTGCGAGTTGCCAATCAGCGTGCTTTTTCTCAGTCAACAGAAGACGACGATTTGCATCATCCTTGTTGGACAATAGCAGGTTATATTCTTTAGCCTTAGAGTCGATATTCTGCTTGATGGCTTTTCGCAACTCTTTGGCGTTCTCATGCCACTCTCGATATTCGCCCAACGAAAGCAGATTTTCTACGATCTCTTTCTTGTGGGGATTATCACACTCCAAGAAGCATAGGCGTTGATCGTCTGTGAATATGCACATATTCACAAAGGCATCATAGGACAAACCAATGATGTTTTCGATCTGCTTCTGAGTCGTTATCATCGTGCCTTGAGTGATCTCTGTGGTTTTGTCCCAAATGCCATTGGCACTTTCCCACAGTCTCAGGCTGTTTGATTCTTTTTTGCCACCATCCATGCGTGTGCGAACAACACGATAGTCACCAAAGATAAGCTCGACCTTGCAGTCTTTGCGCACAAGGTTGTGAACGACATCATTGACTTTCAATTTCTGCTTTACGGTCTTGCCGAAAAGACCATAAACAATGATCTCTTGAATAGAGCTTTTGCCCGTGCCGTTGCTGCTGGTTTTGCATTCTTCGGATTGCTCATTAGGCAATTGAGAGTCAATTGCCTTAGCATCTCGATTCTCTCCACGAATCAAAATGATGTTCCCATAGTTCTTTAATGGGAACTGAGTGCCTTCAGGTCCGAAGGGCAAGAAATTCCAAGCTGCAATATGTTTGAAGGTTAGGTTTCTCATGCGAACAGTATAGAACTTTTCGCAATGTGCTGCAATACGATTGTTATTTATTGTTATTTATATTGCTGTTAAGCCCACTCTTTGGCATCAATTTGCGACCGACTGTCTTTTTGCGGTCTACTGACTGATATAGCTCTTTGTGTCGCTCCCAAAAGAAAATGTTTCTATTGTTGAGCGTTCGCTTGATTTGACCTGTTGGGTGAACAACCTTCTGCACTTTGCCTTTATAGGTCAACTTGCCATCGACATCTTTAAGATGAGGAATATCAGTGGAGTTCCAGGTGTTGTCAATCTTCGTAATGAACTTGCTGAAGTGAGTGGCAAGACATTCATGGAGACTGCCTTTATCGTTCATGAACGACATGATATTCAAAACATCTTGAACACACATCCACTGATACGATGGTCCAGCCAAAAAGCCAGGGCTTCGATTAGACGATGCGACTAAATCATCTTTGGCGATCTTGAATACTTCACTAATGTCTTCTTGAAAATAAACATCAGCATCCCAATACGCAAATATGGCCGCTTCCTTTTTAGCGAAGTCGGTGATCGCCCGCATCGTATCAGATCGTATGTCGCCAGAAGAAACACCGGGGAACAGCATTGCCCCGGTTTCTTGAATTTTGGCTTTTGTACTGGCAGAGAGATTAAAGCCAACAATAACTATGTGTTCTGGATCGTGCTTGGCAAGCTCTCGAAGGGAAACCAACCAGGATGCACCCCACAAGTGCCAATATTCTTCATCAAAACCAGTTACCACATAGTTTTTCATATCATTCTACTTTTTGACATATTTTGCGACCGATACGGAGAAGTTCATCTCGGTCAAGATTCTTCGGACCAATCTCATCGACATACTTGGTGAGCATTTCATCGCCCGTGTATAAGATAGCTTTGGCGTCTTGGATTACATGCTGATCCAATATCTTTTTTTGCTGCTTGATTTCCAAGCTGCCCATATTGTTGGATTCCAGCATCTCTTTACGCATGGCAACTAAATCGGTTGCCCCGATGTCGTCCACTTTAATTCGGACGAAATTATCGGTCAGATCGTATTTGTCCTTATCCTTGATGCCAATAACCAAATGGACCGGACTGAAATCGTTCGGGATATACGTCCTTTTGCCAGTCTTGCCATTGAAAGCTATAATGTGCTTTTTCTGGAAGGCTTCGCCGAAAGAAAGTTCAAGCGGCGAACCAACGTATTCAACCTTCTCGTTAACCCTCTGTTCGGCGTGATAGTGACCGAGAAAGGTGTGTTTATAGTGATCGAATAAGCTGACGCCGACACTCACCATGTCGCCATCGTGTTCAATTGCCACGTCGGAATATTGAGTCCCATGAAGAATAGCACCGTCGATGGCAATATGTCCCAAAGCGTATTCTGGCTTGCCCGGCTTTTCCTTGAGTTCTTCCAGCGCAGTTATCGGATTATGAGTGAATGGGATAAAGTCCCAAGTCGATCCAGCAATATTGAGTCGTTCAGGCTGCGATATAATCTGCACGCCGGGCAAGGCCGACAATGGGATCACGCTACTGACCGATGTTTTATCGTTATACCACAGGTCGTGATTTCCTAGCAGCAGATATAGTTTGAATTTGCCGCCACGCAAACGCTTCTCCAGAGTTTCAAATGTTCTCTGGTAGGTATAGACCTCGATCTTTTGGCGGTCATGATACAAGTCGCCGCCGAATAAGATTTGAGTGATGCCACGTTGTTCGGCAACATCGAATACCCAATCGAGTGCCTTCAGGCAATTCTCCAATCGGTCGTTGCTCCGCTTGTGCGGGTGAACGTGAATATCGCTAAAGATCAAGACTTCATCGCTCATACCGATTCTCCGAGCAGTTCGAGTAGGACATCACCATGACAGAGTTTGGGCCGACACCAGCAGCCCAGACGTTTACCACGCAGGTCTTCAAGAGCATCCATCAAATCCGGTTGGGTCTTTATCCATTCCCGATATTTGTCGATGGCTTCATATCGGGTTGCAACTTTTGTCTCGGCCAAGCAACTTGGCTTGTGGCTGAAAGGATTGCCCCAGATTGAAGGTCGCCCGATATAAACGTCGTACTCATCACGACCGCAGTGTACGATACTGGTTTGCATGGGGCATATTGTGCATAAACCAGTGCGTTCAATCAAGACAAGATAAAAAAATAGACGACTCGTTAAAGAGTCGTCTATACAACAAACTTGATACACATAACAATAAATTGACGAGAAGAGAGAGATTAGCTGGGCGTATCTGGCTTTTCCTGCCCGTCTCCGCTGAGAACTCTTTCCAAAACGTCCCAGACGTTGTATGCTTTGAGCTTCTGGGGTGCCGTTCCACCTGCCGGAGCGCCGGGCATCCCGCCACCCATCGGTGGTGCGCCCATGCCGCCACCCATCGGTGGCATTCCTCCCATTGGGGGAGCGCCACCCATTGGCGGCAAAGCACCAGGACCACCGATTCCACCCCCGCCCGGTGGCGGTGGAGCAGCGGCAGGCGGTGCAGCTTCATGCAGTTTGGTTTCGAGAAATTTCTTGAAGGTATTCATCCTCTTATGTAGTGGTGGAAATCGGAAATTTTCCAAATCACCGTGAACCTGGATCAGTTTTGACTCTCTAGGTAGTTGAGGAAACAAAATGGACACGCTTTACAACAAAAACGGCTTGGTTTTCTGGACCGACAAAGAGATTCGCCTGCGAAATATGCTGGTGGGCCACTTCGTCGAGGGGATTCAGACCGTTTTGAAGGGTGAAAACCGTGCATTCGAGATGATGCAGGTCGAAGCCCCGTTGTTGACGCCGGTAGAGTTCATCAACAAGAACTACACCCCGGCTGACTATTTCGCAGTGGGTGATCTGGTTCTGCGGCCTGAAACCACGATGGGTAGCTACCGCTATCTCCAGTGGCTTCTGGAACACACCGAGAAGAAGATGAGAATGCCGCTGTGTATATGGCAGCACGGAAAGAGTTTCCGACGTGAGCAGGATCAGGTCACAAAGAATATGCGACTGAAGGAATTCTACCAGTTGGAATTCCAATGTGCATATGCCGTGAACACGGCGAACGATTACAGTAAGGCGGTTATACCCGCCGTGCAAAATATGATCGCCGAAATGATCGGCCCGTGTCGGATTGAAGATAGTGATCGTCTGCCGGAATATTCCGAACGGACGGTAGACGTGATTTGCGAGAAGTCCAATATGGAAGTCTGTTCCATCAGCATCAGAAATGACTGCAAGTGGCCACAGACTTCTGGTCAGGTCTGCGAAGCCAAAGTGTTGGAAGTCGCCATCGGAACCGACAGGTGTGTTTTCAACTTTTTGGAAAAGTAGTTTACAATCCAAAGTTGAGCGTGGTATGATCGTCCCATGAACCCAATCAAACTTCAAGACTTATATGACGGCGTGAAAATTTCGGCTCGATTTGCCAGACGAGACACAGAAGATGGATGCGCCCCTGATTGGGGCCAACCAAAAACTGTGACCCTGTTTGTGATGAGGTCAGAAAAAGACCTCAAGCAAGGCAGAAAGGTGATTCGTCCAGCCGGAACGATTGTCGAATTGGCAGTCAAAGACTTTGGTTGGGCCTCGTATGAGGAAGATGACTTCTGCCCTGAATACAACGAATTCTTGGCAGAGGAATATCGGATGCAAATTTTGAAAATTGAGGACGCAGCTTTACAAACAGAAAAACCTGTGGTATGATACCTGCGTCCTGATCGGACAACGCTTCTTGTGAGTCTGAGCGTGTGAGGCTTGCCTCATTATCAGACGAGGGTGGGAGTCAACCTGACGACCGGGTTTTAATGTTTGCACCAAAGCATAAGCAAGCGTCGGCCTCTATGGGTTGTCTGTGCCGTAATCAGACCACCCGCCTGCGAGTTGAAGAAAATTTCGGATTCCGTCTTGAAATTTTGTTTCGACACAACTACTATAAGAAACAACACAATAAATGTGCCTTTAATTGGCACGCACAATTGGAGTTCATCGTGAATACTTTATCCCTCAGTCTGTCGCTCTCTTACTCATCGCTATATTTGTTTAGCGACGGGGAAGGCTGCGTCCTGACTTAAAGGGACAATTGTGGGGAATACAAACCCCCGGCAGCTTTCTCCAGAAGATGGAAAAAGCTGCCGGGGGTTTTTTTATTGGCATACGCATCCGTTAGACAGTGTGGTGGGTCTAGCTGGCTGTAACCCAGCCTCCTTCGGGACATGCAGGTCGATTCCTGCCGGATGCACTTGGAGAATTACTATGGGATGGGCGACTGGTTACATAGCGAAACTCCAAACAGGTGAGACGGTTTCGTTTCGACCACGGGGCAACTCGATGGTCGGCAAGATCGAATCAGGACAGTTATGTACTGTCGAGCCGGTGACTGGCGTTTTGGATACGGGCGACATTGTATTGTGCAAAGTTGCAGGCAAGCAATACCTGCACTTAATCAAAGCAATACAAGGCGACCGATTCCAGATCGGCAACAACAAAGGCCATATCAATGGCTGGGTTGGCCGGAACTGTATCTTTGGCAAGTTGGTGAAAGTTGAAGCATGAGAGATCATGCTAATGGAAGCTAGGCAAATACTGGTTTGTTGCGCTCACCTGGAAAGTGGGTCCGGTGAAATATCCGGTGAGGGTTCAATTCCCTTGGCTTCCGCTGAATGGAGGATAGGTAGATGGTGGTGTTGCTACGTCGGTTTGCTAAACCGATCCGGTGAAATACCCGGTGAGGGTTCGATTCCCTTGTCCTCCGCTTGGATCGTTAGTGGTATGATGTAGGCGTAAGCCGAGGCGGGAGGTAGGTAGCTCCCAGCGGTCCTGAATATATGGAAGTTAGGCAAATATTGGTTTGTTGCACCTGTTTCGAAAACAGGCCCGGCGAAATACCCGGTGAGAGTTCAATTCTCTCAGCTTCCGCTTGTGTCAAGTGCGATATGGAGTACATGGAGAAATGTTAACTCATCCTGCTAAAAACGGGACATATCCGGTGTCGAAGCCGGTGTATCCTCTATGTCAAAGTTGTTGACACATTATGGAGCTTAGGCAAATATTGGTTTGTTGCACCTGTCTTGAAAATAGGCCCGGCGAAATACCCGGTGAGAGTTCGATTCTCTCAGGCTCCGCTGTAGTATGTCCGAGTGGCGAAACTGGTAAACGCACAATATTCAGAATGTTGCGCCGCAAGGCTTGGAGGTTCGACTCCTCTCTCGGACACTTGAAAATTGGTAATCGCACACTATATTTGTGTATGCGATATACCAAAGAAATGCTCGAAGAAGCTGTGAAAGATAGTTTATCTTTTTCAGATGTGCTACGCAAACTAGGAATTCCGCCTGTAGGGAACAGACATACACATATAGCTAACCGAATCAGGAAGTTCGGGATAGACACGAACCATTTTCTAGGTCGTGCGGCCAACAGTGGCATCAACCATAAAGGTGGACCTGAGAAGCGTACATGGCAAAGTGTGCTGGCAGTCGGCAAAATCGAGAAAGCGGTCGTCCTTAGAAGGGCGATGATTGAGTCAGGGAGGCAATACAAGTGCGAGTGCAAGGATTGTCCAATAGCGGACAGTTGGCTGGGCAAGGCCATCCGACTTCAGATAAATCATAAAGATGCGAACCGTAAAAACAATACACCAGAGAATGTGGAATTCCTTTGTCCAAACTGTCACAGTCAGACTGAGACGTGGGGCTGCAACACAGGTCACACCGATCTTACGACCAGTTCAAGATATGACAAAGAGTATAGGAAACGAGGCAATAAGGTTTGAATATGAAAGAATTGATCGAAAAATGGAAAGAACGACTGAAGCGATTCCAAGAGAATTCTAATGTCGCAAAAGATATGAACCCGTTGACTGCTATGGGCGTCCAACATGGACGAACAATATCATTGCGAGACTGTATACGGGAACTTGAAGAAGCGACAAAAGAACAAAAGAATAATTGAATATTGGGTTGTGAGCTAGTGCGGTCATTTAGCGCATGTTTGAAGCACATGAGAACTCAGTTCGACTCTGAGACAACCCACTGGTATGTGGCGAAAGTTAAACGCTACCCCGTGAAAGGGGGAAACAAGTTGATCGCTTGTTATGTGGGTATCGAATCCCACCATGCCGATATTGTCCGAGTGGTGAAATTGGTAGACACGCAAGGTTGAGGGCCTTGTGCCGTAAAAGGCGTGGGAGTTCGACTCTCCCCTCGGACACTGTATGGACTGTTAGCTGAGATGGTGTAGCGCAGCGCTGAAAACGCTGAGACGAGGATTCGAGCGACTCACAGTCCACTTAGGTAAACATATTTTGATTTTTAGGAATATGTTTACTATAATATGGTATGAAAACAAAATATCATATTGATGCTCTTTCCGCTGCTGTTGCTGAAAGCGAGTCTGTTTCAGATGTACTAAGGAAACTGGATACCAAAGTTTGCGGTGGGAATCACAAGCATGTGTCCCGTGTCATAAAGAAGATGGGATTGGATACGTCTCATTTTCTTGGACAGGCTTCAAGAAAAGGAAAGACAAATGGACTTAAAAAACATTGGAGCGAAGTCCTTGTGCTGAGAGAGTCTAGCGACAGAAGGCAAGAAGGAAAAATATTACGAAGGGCATTGATTGAATCAGGAAGAAAATACATTTGTGCTTGTTGCAACCAAGAGCCTATTTGGAGAGGCAGACCTTTGGTTCTACAAGTGCATCACAAAGATGGCAATTGGATAAATGACGTGCCAAGCAACTTGGATTTCGTTTGTCCAAACTGTCACAGTCAAGAAGATGACGCTCTGTAGGCAATTGGCAGACCACCTTGGCTTAGAACCAGGGATGCTGTGGGTTCGAGTCCCACCGGAGCGACTTTCCTGAAAACGCATGTTTTCCCACACAGGAAAACATGCGTTTTCAGGAAAACTTGGACAGCGTTCCTTACGGTGGACTGTAAATCCATTGGCATTAAAAAAGTAGGGTGGGTGCCGGAGCGGTTCGATTCCGTCGCTGTCCACTCGGCTGTACAGCCGAGACAAGATTTGGTAGAATATGCCCAGGTGATGCAACCTTCGGTAGACATCCGATACTCAAAATATCGGTTTTACGGGTTCGAGTCCCGTCCTGGGTACTTTTGTTGGAGAATATGATGGACGATAAAGTTACATCGTTGACTCGTGAACAGTGTGAGTTTGCTTGCAAGATGGTTTGCCAGTGGATGAATATTTGTGAGGACAATAAACGAAATTCAAGTTCGGCTGATGTCGGTCACTCGGCTCTCTTGCGACGAATGTTGATGGGCGGGCCGATCCATGAAAACCCGCCGCCTAAACGATACAGCTATCCTTGTTGGGCATTGGTTGAAGAAGACGAAATTGAAATCCAGAACATGCACGAATATGACATCGACATCGAAGGCATGAAAGGCACCGTGGTTGTCGATCAAGCTCGTGAATACGAATGGGTGGATAAAGAAAAGAAAATCATCAAACACACTCGGTTGGGTATTGAGTATCAGTATTCGGAACGAGAAGTTACACCGGATGCCCGGCATTTGCGGAAGGGTTTGAACCCCGAAGACCATAAATATACAGGTAAATTTTTGAAGAGACTGAATGACCCGCCGACTGGAAAAGAAGAGATTTGGACGGGTCGAGATGGAAGTGGACGCTGATGTTCAGGATGAACATGAGGCTGACCCCGGTAGCGATAGGATCGCCTATGATCGGTAAGTAAAACTGTCAAGGATTCGACAGTCCACATATTTGAAAGAACAAAGCAAAAGGACTCGTATGAACATTCACGAAAGGCTGGGTAGCGTCTTTTAAGTGCATTCCGCACTTAGGAGAAACGCTACATGGCAAAGAAAAGATGGTTCTCGGCATTCCTTCGGTATCCGAGAACGACACAAGAATTAAGAGCGAACCAAGACCGAAATGATCCCTATGTCCGTGGGAAGAGACGAAATCTTCCCACGGCATACGACGATCAGTTTGTTTGCAAACAAAAATCATGGAAGTATCTCGGTCGAGATCATCAATACCGAGAACACGGTCACGGCTACGAGTGGCACGAATTTCACTACTCATGGCGTGATGCTGAACGGCGAATGATCGCCCGCACTATCATGGATTGGCTGGACCGGCTTGGATGCTTCTACGAAACGATTCGTGGCGGTGGTGGCTTTCGCTGGTTCGGCCCGGAATGGTGGATCAAAGGGCATTGCCGCTGCTGTTACACACGATTGATTGTTGACACCCAATCCGAAGAGTTCGGAGATTGGTGTCCTAACCCGGACTGTTGTTTCCTTAACTAGAGAGAATAAACATGAACACTCACCACACGCAGATCATCGGCTTCATCGAGCCTATTACCCAAACCCATTATGGAGGGAACGATGAAGCGGTGGCACGAGGATTACAAGATCACTCTGCGTGAGTGGAAGAAACACCACGACTCGCACATTGAAAGAAACAAAACCTGGACAAGAAATCGCATTGGAGTCAGCGCATATGTCGTTGATTGCACATGCGACGAACAGAAAGGTCGATTCCGAAAAAAGGATGCCTTTGATTGTGGCAATAAACACTGTTATATTTGCCACAGCGACAAGTATCCTAAGCGATCAAAAACCAAACAAGAATTGGATTTTGATTTGAAATACAAAGAACAAATTGACGAATTTAATTCGTAAATCAAAGGTGTAGATCAACCTCTACACCTACATGCCGCTCTGGTGGAATTGGCAGACACGCAACTCTCAAAAAGTTGTGCTTCGGCGTCCCGGTTCAAATCCGGGGAGCGGTACTGTTTGTGTACTGTTTGTGTTTTGTGTTTTGTTTTCTTTTCTTTTCTTTTCTGATATCACTATATGTCAGAAACACCAAAAGGAGACAAACATGAAAAAAATATGCGTTTTGTGCAAAAATGAATTTGACGTTCAATTCAAATTGGACGAAGTAATCAGCTACCAACCCAAAAGAACAAGATGTTATGATTGCGTGCCTTATGAAGTAAAAAACAAAGACAACAAAAGATTGTGCAAAATATGCAAAGAATACAAAGAAAATTCTGAATTCAGCCAAAACAGCAAGTCTGGTTATTTGCATTCATATTGCAAACCTTGCGTGGTTAAAAAATCAAAAGAGCCTAGAAGAAAATTCAAGCAAAAGTGCATTGAATACAAAGGCGGCAAATGTATTTCATGTGGTTACAATAAGTGTCAAGCGGCATTAGAGTTTCATCACAGAAATCCCAAAGAAAAAGATTTTTCTTTGAGGGATATTCCCGGTAAAACAGTTTTAACAGACAAAGTGAAGAAAGAATTAGATAAGTGCGATCTTTTGTGTTCAAATTGTCACAAAGAAAAGCATTTTTTAGGAGAAATAAAGTGAAGAAGGTTCATATCAATGTCGGAACGATTGGTCACATTGACCACGGAAAGACAACTCTAACCGCTGCAATTCTTGCAGTTCAAGCGGAAAAAGGTTTCGCAAAAAGAAAAGCCTACGGCGATATCGCTAAGGGCGGTACAGTTCGTGACATTACCAAAACGGTAACGATCACTACGTCGCACGTTGAGTATGAGACGGATACCCGTCACTATGCTCACATCGACTGCCCTGGTCACGCCGACTATGTTAAGAACATGATTACCGGGGCCGCTCAAATGGACGGCGCTGTATTGCTCGTCAATGCAGCAGACGGTCCTATGCCTCAGACGAAAGAGCATATTCTGCTCGCTCGTCAGGTGGGCGTGCCGGATATTGTCGTGTTCCTCAACAAGTGTGATCTGGTTCAGGACAAAGAACTGCTCGAACTGGTCGAGATGGAAACGAGAGACTTGCTGACGAAGTATGGCTTCGACGGCGAGAAGACTCCCTTTATCCGTGGGGCTGCAAAGCCTGCTCTGGATAACCCTGCTGATCCCGCAGCAAGCAAGTGCATCGTAGAACTGCTGGCGGCTCTGGATTCTTACATCCCGGACCCCAGCCGTGCTATTGATCGTCCTTTCTTGATGCCTATCGAGGGTGTTCACAATATCGAAGGTCGTGGCTGCGTAGTCACGGGCAAGATCGAGCAAGGAACCATCACGGTCGGAACCAAGGTTGAAATCTTGGGCCTGGGCGACATTCTGGAATCAGTTGTCACCAGCGTCGAAGCCTTCAACAAGCAACTGGAGTTTGGTGAAGCCGGTCAGAACGTCGGATTGCTGCTGAGAGGCATCAAAGCCGATCAGGTGGAGCGTGGACAGGTTGTGGCACAACCACGAAGCATTAAGCCTCATATCAAGTTCAAGAGCGAAATCTACGTCTTGGGCAAGGATGAGGGTGGGCGTCACACCCCGATCTTCAACGGTTACAAGCCGCAGTTCTTCTTCCGAACCACTAACGTCACCGGCCTTGTACAAATGCCGGAAGGTATTGAGTTGGTCATGCCGGGTGAGAATACTTGCCTGTTTATCACCCTGGATAAGCCGATTGCCATCGAAAAGGGCAGTCATTTCGCTATCCGAGAGGGTGGCATGACGGTCGGTTCCGGCGTCGTGACGGAATTGCTGTAAAGAAACGCAAAAGCGTGGTATAATCACCACGCTTTTGTCGTTTTTGGAGCGAATCATGGAAAAGAAGATTTTTGCCGTCGTCATTATTGTTGCGTTTTTACTATTGGTGTTCACGATCATCCCTATACAGGAATCCAGTGATCGAACATCAATCAGTAATTGGGCGGCAACCAATAATCATGTCGTTTCCAACATAGATCGACACCATTTCGATATTGGTCCGTTCTGGTACAGCAAAAATTGCCGCATATACAAAGTCCAAGTCGAAGACGATAAAACCTTCTGGTTCCGATTTCGTTTTTGGGGAACCGACATCGAGGAACAATGATGCAGTCTGCTAGAAACAAAAAGCCAATGCGAAGACCTAACCCCACGCATTTCCGAGAGATAATGCAAGTTGACGATAGCGTTCACCAAAGATGCGTGTCGGATTATTCTTTTGGAAAATTCCAAATACGACCGGGCGAAGTCTGCATTCGGTCAAATAACAAAGAAAACAAAGAGAATAAAAACCTGCGAGCGATACTCCTGATTCATCGGCCAACAGGTACAAGCATAGCTGGATACCTTCGGCCCAAGAGCTTCAACCCGACCAAAAAAGAAATCAGCGAACTGCGACAGGCTTTTATCACCATGTATCTGCCGAGCCTTGAGCGTATCGCCAGACAATACCTCAGAGCTTGTATGGCACGACAATATGGACCAATTCCAAAAGGTCAGTTCGATGAGTAGGAAAAATAACAAATGAATGATTACGTTCCCTTCGCCTTCGCCGCTGGTGTTTTTGTAGGCAATTTCATTTACCATTCATGGAAAGGCGATCCAACAAAAGGGGCAATCATCGGCTTAATTGCTGCCGTTTTGGTGTTGGCGTTTTTTGGAATAAGACATGCAATCACAGGCTGATGACACAGAATTATTGCAAAGATTGCACAACGATGATGAATCTGTGCTGGCTGAAATTTTACACATGATGGTGCCGCCACTTTGGAAGCTAATGAGAAAGCCCGACCATCTGCCCGCAGAGGTACAAGTAACCAAAGAACAAATTCTGCCTGTTCATCAGACCACAGAAACAGAAGAAATACTGAGCAGATCGTTGGCTAAATTGTGGCTGGCGAGAAAAAAACTCAAAATAGATTGCGACTTAGGTGCTGTGTTGTACCTTATTTTGAGAAATGAAGTCAGGCAACTCTCCTAAGCAAAGGTTCTATATGGACGATCAAAGAATGAATTTGTTGGCTCTTATTCCAATCGAGGCCAAAGATCGAATTGGAATGGAGCATGTGCCATACACACCACATGCAGGTTCAGGTAGAATCCCCTGTGAAAAATGTGGGGTTGGCTGTTGGATCGGTCCTCGACAAACCACAATGAAAGTCAACAATCCCGACATTCCAACTTTGTGCATGATTTGTGTTTTCAAAGAATGCCAAAAGCAAAAAGAATCGGGCGAAGAAGTCACGGCATCAGTAATATCTTTAGGTGGTGCGTAAATGGAACGAGATTATACTTGGAAACCAGCTTGGAGTCCCATTCTTAGAGAATGTGATGTTCACCCACACGTCGCAGCAGAACGTGCAGACTTATTTGAAGTAGCCGATGGCGGCTCAACAGAATATGAAGTCCTCAATTGGCTGCACTCAACCATTCGAGTATTGAAGCCCGACTTGGTTTTGGAAACTGGTGCCTGGGAAGGCTTCGGCACAACTGCTCTGGCTCATGCGTGCAAACTCAATGGCTTCGGCAAGGTTCATTCTCTCGAAGTCCTACCGCCCCAATGCGTTCGCTTGCAAACAGTTCTTGAAGAAGAACATTTGCTTAAATGGGCTGAAGTGCATTGCGTTGATTCGCTTGAATTCTTGCAACAATCCAATATGGTATTCGATATTGGATTCTTTGATAGCCTGACCGAGATCAGGCCCATCGAATGCGAGATTATGCTCAACAAAGGAACGCTGCGTAAACTTGCAGTATTCCACGATACCTCGCCATATCGGTCTGACTCCGCTCCTGATTGGACAAGCCCACAAACTCAAAGCGAATATAGAGAAAAGATTTTCGCTTTGGCCAAACATCCTCGGTGTACCGGATATTACGATTCGCCACTATCAAGGGGATTCATGGCCTTGTTCTTGAAGGGCTAATTTGAAAATATCATTTTGCACAACTTGTATGGGCAGGGTTCATCATCTAATGAGAACCCTGCCCATAAATCTTCATGTTGCACCAGATTGCGAGTTCGTGCTGCTTAATTATGGCAGCAAAGACGGAATGCACGAATGGGTCCGAGATAATATCCGACCCTGGATCGAGCGTGGGACCGTCAAATACTATCGAACTCAGCTTCCCGAATACTTCGTAGCGACTCACGCCAAAAACATTGCTCATCGCCAAGCGACCGGCGATATTCTTTGCAATTTAGACGCCGACAATTTTTTGATCGACGGCTTTGTTCAATTGATTCAACAAGTCATGCAGAACAAAGATCAAATCATGACTGCGCCCATATTCGATATGTTCAATATGTCTGGCAGTTGTGGGAAAATCGCCGTCCGTCGAGAACACTTCTATAGCGTCAATGGCTACAACGAAGATATGAACGTAGGATGGGGATGGGATGATATAGACTTTGAATTTCGTGCGGCAATGCACAACAAATTGAAATACACAGAGACGCCGCTCCGTTTTTGCCGAGCCATTGACCACAACGAAAAAGATCGAGCAAGGAATTTTCGCAATAAAAACATCAAAGAAACTCAGCGGATCAACGCCGAAATATTGGATAAGGTGAAAACTACTAGAAATTACGTTGCCAATAAAAACCGAGAGTGGGGAATTGCATTAGATTTATCCAGTGATATATAAGGCATGATTAAATTCAAAGACTGGATGCAGACAAGAGAAGCCAAACTCCGGGAAATGGGCAGTGGTCCGTATATCGGAAACTGCACAGATACCAGTGATTATCAGGTAATTGGGGCTTGTAGCGACCAAAATTCTGAAGAAAAGAACAAAGCCTACCGTAAAGGTGGCGTGGATCACAAAAAAGTCCACAAGCACAGCGACAAGATCAGATCAAAAGTCGGTATATAAGGTATGATGACGTTCAAGGAATTCATGGGATCGCAAGAAGTTCAGCCGCAGGCACAGCCTCAAGCGGCCCCTTCTCAGCAATCGACCAAATGGAAAGCCACAAAAGATGAGATTGTGGCTTACTGGAAGAACTTACGTCCTGACACGCCTGTTCAGATGCGAGCCATTGACTATACCCACAAGGGTTCCACATATGGCGAAGACGGAATGCGACTCACGGGCAGTCCACAGTTTATTTCGTCGATTCTGGCCAGAATGAAAGAACTGCTGGCATACGAAACTCCGACAACCAAACTTGCAGTTACCTACCGACAAACCGAATCCCCCAGCAAAATGGCAATGGGCCAAAGCAAGATTTCTTACGTCTTCTATGTTGCTGCCCGTCAACGTGGCGATGGCGACAAAAAAACGAACTAACTTGGCTTGATTTTATCTTCCCTGATTGTATACTCAGACCTTGTGTTGGTTTCAAACAAGGCCCCCGAAGGAAGATTGCAAAATGAGTACGAAAACTGGATGGACCATTGCCGGGATTTCTGCATTGTGCATTGGCGCAATGACGTGGCACACCTGGAATATTCAGAAGGAGAATCAGCGACTCTCGCTGGTGAACTCCATCTATGATGCCGAGCATCGTATTCTCAAGGATGAAATCTCCGAGCTTGCTGGCAAGCCCACCTACGATCAGGGGTATAAAGCCGCCCTGATTCGCATCGGTGGCCCACAAATCTCCGGTGCGTATCAAGACGGCTGGGACGACGCACTGAAGCTCTGCGGTGCTGAAAACAATTATGCAGACGGGTATCACGCCGCCATTCAGCAATTTGGCTATACTAAGACTACAGCAATGGCTCGTTGGCTCGTTCCTGAGCCGAAGGTCGCTGCTGATAAGACCAACAAGGAAGGCACTGTGCCTGCCAAGTTGGATAAGTGAGCCAAACCGCTGTAGGAAGCATTGTGAATACAATGACTACGGTAGATCGAGTGATTTAGGGGCAGGCAAGTCTTGCCCTTTGGGGAAACAAAGACAGCCAGGATGTTGGCCTAGAAGCAGTCATCATTCAAAGAGTAGGGTATATCCCGACGCAGGGCCTTCCTGTATGCGGACCCTTTTGGCGTAATAGCACACTGGCCGAGCCAACCCGACACTCGACACCGGCATTGCATTGCTGGTGCCTGGGAGCATATCACCGAAGAAGGCTTAGGTGATATGCTCATTTTTTTGAACAAACACTAAGAGACGAACATGAAAACATATGATTCGGTGAACGAAAAAATTCAGACTGATTTAACAATACTCTATCACTTTTACCTAAATCAAATCGAAGAAATCATTGCCCTTGGAGCCAATGGCAGACACGTCGATTGTGTTGAGATCATTATAAATGATGAAGAAGGAAGCGAAAGCTACATAGGAGGGTTTTCACTCCATGAGTTGTTGCCCAAAATAGAAGAATATGACCCTTCAGGGTTAGTCGCAAATAAAATCAAAAAGACTGACTTTCAACGAAACATATTGATTATTTACTGGCGTCAAAATGATGGCTTGGCTATGGCTGTACATCCAAGGCGTCAAAATGATGGCTTGGATGTCGATCCAAGAAAACCAGCCTCAGATGGGCAGCACAAACATCGTGCATTACCGAAAAGAACAGTGAAATGATTGCTTGTATTTGTGGCGGCTTTTTAGAAATTGGTTATATCCTCGTGATGGCACTTCTTTCTATTTCTGGAGCCGTATTCGGCACCAACTGGTACAATAAAGCCAGATACAAGAAGTACATAGAATACAAGAACAAACACAAAGGTTGTCATTGCGACTGTCATAAAGATGAACATTAAAGAACTCGCCAATACCCTGAACGGAAAAGATGACTGGTCAATCGAAATCCTTCTGCCAAGCGGTAGAAGCGTGCCAAGTCATTTTCATATAACAGAAGTTGGCCGGGTCCAGAAAAACTTCATTGACTGCGGAGGCACGAAACGAGAACTCGTGACTTGTTTGCTGCAAGTGTGGACCGCAAGCGATGTCAACCATAGATTGACGGCGGGCAAACTAGCTAAAATATTGAAGCTCGCAGAAAGCACAATTGGCAACGACGATTTACCAGTCGAAATTGAATACGGAAGTTCCGTTGCATCGCAATATAAACTAACTGCTGTGGATTTGACACAAAGCGTGCGACCACAAGAGCTAGTGTTTGTGTTAGACGGAAAGTTGACGGATTGTTTGGCACCTGATAAATGTGGTGTCAGCGGTTGTTGTTGATGTATGGCCCTGTGGTGGAACTGGTATACACATGGGATGTTGCTAGACGGCAGCACCCAAATAACCAAAGAACCTTGTGAGGCATTTATGTGGGCTGTTCTTTGCACGGATGGAGAATTGGACCTCAACGCAGTTCGCAACGAGTGCGTCCCAGGCAAATGGGTGCCGCTATTCATTTACAGAATGAACCCCGATGAGAATCCTATTGTCCCTTTGTTCAACGATGGACTGACTGCGAAGAAGTTTGCAAAACGCAATCTTCCAAAGAACTGGATATGTGGCGGCGTCGAACTGACTGACCGTGACATTGAGTGGATCAAAGAAAAAGGATGGGTCATTAAAGAAATGACATATCCACATAAAGTTGACAACTACCATTGCGGATTTGAGATTCTGGAATTTGAAGAGGCCCCGGACTTCAGGACAAGTCGATGAAGCGTGAAGACGACATACATGCGGCAGCACAAAGATTCGTGGCTCGATATATTCGACGCCGCAAGCCCCGTCGTTTGCACACAACAAGAACCGAGTTGTCTTTAGCGGACATTCATGATTGCCCACAAGCAACCGACCTTAAACCAAGAGGAATCTGGTATGGCATTGCCGACTCCTGGATTGACTGGTGCATCGGCGAGCATTTCGGTGGAATCCACCAATACATCTACGGTATTACGGATGGGACTGTGCCAGTGGGTGTATATGGAACCCGAATGCCATCAAGGACTTGAGACTTTTTGCTTACTACGATCCTCGACAGGGCGAGTTTATCAAAACGAGTTTACAACCCGACAAAAACGAGGTATAATCTTCTCGTTGCTTCTAAACCTTCAGTCCACAGTCCACATTCAGGGGAGTTGAGATGAATCTGCCAGAGAACTTTTGGATCGGTGTGTTTGGTTCGTTGATTTTCGGTTTCATGGGCATCGTGCTGCTGCTCGGCGGCTTCAAGATGTTCGACTGGCTTCTGCCCAAGGTCGATTTCCAGGCCGAAATGAAGGGGAATCCACTCGCAACGTCCATCATCGTCGCCTCCTTCTTCTTGGCGTTGGCTCACATCATCGCCTCGTGTGTACACTAACGTAAAACACACGCTGCCGATCCCAAGTCCGGCTAGAGGCGAGCAGCGATTTGCGGCTTGTCTAGTCGGACTTTTTCTTTTGGATATGAGCCATGTCAATAAGTCGATTCATGGATAACAAGATGACAAAGAAGGTCGGACTTGTTCTGATCTCGTCATCTTTGATCCTCAATGGTTGTTCGCATCATGTGCCGCAGCAAGACCCGGCCCAAGAAGGCCAGCCACAAGTAGTCCAGCCGGTTGGCGGTGGTATTCACCCGTGGTGGTATTTTCATCACAGCGGCGGTTATGTTGGCGGTGGATATAGCGGCGGTTTTCACCCCGGCACAACTTCGCATGGTGGCGGCATAGTTTCAAGCAGTGGCGTTCGGAGCGGTGGTGGAAGTTTCAAAGCGTCACCATCGGTCAGCGCTCGTGGCGGCTTTGGTGCTTCTGGCCACGCCTTCGGCGGTTCGGGAGCATAACATGGCCGTTGAAACGGATATTACAAAGCGATGGGAACAAGGGATGCCCCATCATCCCAAGAGCATTGCTTTGTTCAAGAAACTTGCAGAAATAGACTTCAAGTTTGGTGGAGACTACTTCTGTTGGAAGTCAGGTGGTGATGGAGACAACGGCGAACATCTAATGTACGAAATGGACATTATGTTCGACACCCAAGATGCCGAAATAGGAGTTGCATTATGAAACGTCACATAACTGATCTTCGGCCCGACTGGAAAAAGACCGTCGAAGGTCAGGGCATGTTGTTTCATACATTCGATGGCGATATTTATTGGGATGAATCGGCATACTACGAATTTGATGCTGCCGAGATAAACGCCATCGAAGCGGCGAGTTACGAACTGAATGATCGTTGTCTTGAGGCCGTCCAGCACGTCATCGACAACAATCTCTTCGATGCCTTCTTGATCCCGCCCGAATTCCATCAGTTCATTCGTGACAGTTGGGAACACGACGAACACACCATTTATGGTCGGTTCGATTTTTCCTACGACGGAAAAACCCAACCCAAAATGTTGGAATACAACGCCGACACGCCGACTGGCCTGATCGAAGCCGCTGTCACCCAATGGTATTGGGCCAAAGATAAATTCCCGACTCGCAACCAGTTCAACTCAATCCACGAACGACTGATTGAAGTTTGGAAAGAACTGAAGGCTGTCACGCCAGGAGTATTGTACTTCACGGCACTTGCTGGCAATCTCGAAGACTACATGAACGTCAATTATCTCCGTGACACTGCCATCCAAGCTGGCTGGGAGACGGAATATATTGACATTGAGAATATTGGATGGAACGAAGGTCGCCGCACATTCACCGACCTGAATGAAAACCCCATTCAAACCTGCTTCAAACTGTATCCGTGGGAATGGATGCAGACTGACGAGTTCGGCAAAAAGCTGTTCCTTAAAACAAGCAAATGGCTTGAGGCTCCTTGGAAGGCACTCTTGAGCAACAAGGCAATTCTGCCTGTGTTGTGGGAGTTGTTTCCAGATCATCCGAACCTATTGGAAGCATCATTCCAGCCGCTTCGCACTAAGCCTTACGTTCAGAAGCCTATTCTGAGTCGTGAGGGTGCCAATGTGCAAATATTTGAGCATGGGGAATTGTTGCTCAAAACTGATGGCCCTTATGATGGTCCGTGTGTATATCAACACCTTTGGGAATTGCCCAATTTTGACGGCAACCACGCCTGCATTGGGAGTTGGATGGTCAATGGCTGGGCATGTGGAATTGGCATTCGAGAAGACAAAACCCTTGTGACGGGGAACATGAGTCGATTCGTGCCACACATTTTCGGTGTTCGGCCAAAATACGGAAATTAGCATTGAACCAAACAACTTGCCAACTCTCTAGGTCGTAAGAAGGGTGAATATCATGGCTGCAAACAAAAAGATTCATATCATCGGTGGTGGAACGGTCGCACATATTGGTCCACATTTGGCCTTGTGCGCTCCGGCCTATGGCAAGGTGGCAAATACGATCCATCGCATTTGCTCAGTGAAAGCGCACAGCTTGAATTCCGAACTTCACCTGACCAAGATGGCAGGCGGGAGCGAACTGGAAACCAATGCTGATATTGCCAAGTTGATTGACGAGATCGTAGCCGACCCAGCCTCGAAGATCGTATTCTTGACTGCTGCCCTGGTGGACTTCGAGTTGGACGGCAAGGCCGACAAATACGGCAAACGATTGAAGTCTCGTGAGAATCCAAAACTTCATTTGGACTTTGTGCCTTCAAAGAAGATCGTTGGCAACATCCGAAAACACCGAAAGGATATTTTCGCAGTTGCCTTCAAGACGACTTCGGGTGCCACACCGGAAGAACAATATATCGCTGGCCTGAACCTTCTGAAAGAAGCCAGCGTCAATTTGGTTCTTGCCAACGACGTGAAGACTCGATTAAACATGGTCATCACGCCGGAAGAGGCTCGTTATCACGAAACTACTGATCGTGAAGCTGCCTTGATGGGCCTGATCGAAATGACCTTGCTCCGCTCCCATTTGACCTTTACTCGGTCAACTGTGGTGGCTGGCGAAGCAGTGCCGTGGGATTCGGAATTGGTGCCTGAATCGCTTCGCACGGTGGTTGACCACTGCATCAGTGCCGGGGCCTATAAACCCTTCCGGGGAGCCACTGTAGGGCATTTTGCTTGTAAGATAAACGACCATACTTTCCTTACAAGTATTCGGAAGTCAAACTTCAACGATCTGCCGAATACAGGCTTGGTTCGCATTGAAACCGATGGCCCGGACAATGTGATTGCCTATGGAGCAAAGCCTAGTGTTGGTGGTCAGAGCCAGCGAATCGTATTCAACGACCATGCTGAATACGACTGTATTGTACATTTCCACGTTGAACTAAGACCAAATAGTAAAGTTCCAACCGTTTCTCAACGTGAGTTTGAGTGCGGTAGCCATCAATGTGGCGAAAACACCAGTAAAGGACTAAAGCAATTTGGAAATTTGAGCGCCGTTTATCTTCAAGAGCATGGACCGAATATTGTTTTCAATCGCTCAATCAATCCACAAGAAGTAATCGACTTCATTGAAGCTAACTTTGATTTGTCCACAAAAACAGGAGGATGTGTTGGGGCGATGTGATGAACGGAAGAATTCAGCTATTTTGATCTAACTGAGGTTGAACAACAAAAAAAATGCTTTCATTACAAAAAATCACTAAGGGACGATTTTCGTAATGCCGTATTCAAACGGGACGGATATGCCTGTGCCATGTGCGGGCATAAACCTGAGATCGCTGACCAGTTAGACGCTCATCACATCACAGATCGAACCTACATGCCATTCGGCGGCTATTGTGCTGCCAATGGCATTTCTCTTTGTACGGATCGCTGCACGAAGCACTCGTGGTTAGGTTCGTCTCTTGATTGCCACCAGAAGGCAGAGCATCTTCATGCCACTGGAATTGGAATTCCGGGATATGCTCCCGCAGACCTTTATGCTAGAATCAAGTCTTCCTATAAATGGGCTTATTCGCAGAGTCTCAAGCTAGAGATTGAGGCCAATAAAGCCGACGCCATGAATCGCATCATCGACGTAATCTCCAAAGAAGAATTGGAGGTCTGTCTCCGCTTGTGTGAAAATACCAGCCCGGAGACGTGGGAATTGACTTGCGATGAATTAAGTGAGTGGGAACTCCTCATTAGGGCTTACGGAAAAGGTCGATATGTCCCTGACAACTGAACAAAAAGATGTCCTGAAGCTCCTGGTGGGCAACATGGACAACCACCAGATGCAAACTCTTGGTGGATATGCGGGGACTGGAAAATCAACAATTATTCGAGTGATGCTCGACGCCCTTCATCGCAAAGGGCGATCTTTTTGCGCAGCGGCCTTCACCGGAAAAGCCACTAACGTATTGCGTAAAAAGGGAATGAATGCCAATACGATCCACAGCACCATATATCAGCCCTACAAAGACGAAAAGGGCGAGACTGTATGGTTCCTCACAGACAAGTCCGATCTGATGACGAAGGGCGTGGATGGTTTCATCATTGATGAGGCGTCAATGGTGAGCAAGGAAATACACGACGATCTCATGTCGTTTGGCTTGCCGATTATCTATGTCGGCGATCACGGCCAGCTTGAGCCTATCGGAACCAAATTCAACCTTATGCAGAATCCAATGTATAAGCTGGAGACGGTTCACCGCAATGCTGGTGAGATTGCATATTTTGCCGAGCATCTTCGTAAGGGGCTATCTGCGAATTCATTTAAGGGTGCGAAGCAAGTTCAGATCGTCAAAGAAAAAATGATCGAGGATCGACACCTTGCTTCGGTCGATCAGATCATCTGCGCCTTCAATAAGACTCGTGTGGAACTCAACGAGCGAGTGCGTATTGAAAAGAAAATCCAATATACCTTCATCGCAAAAGGTGAGAAGGTCATCTGCTTGAGGAACAATAAGAAGCAGGGTCTATTCAACGGAATGCAGGGAGTCGTTCAGAAGATTCACAAGAACGACCGCTTCGACTTTATCTCGGACGGAAACTTCTTCGAGAAGGTGCATTACGACCCGGATCAGTTCGGCAAGGACTCTAACCAGTTTGACTTCTCGCAGGTTGCGAACCCGTTCGACTACGCATATGCCATCACTTGCCATAAGGCCCAGGGCGATGAGTGGGGCAACGTAATCGTATATGAACAACGATGCGATAAGTGGGACAACGTGCGATGGTCTTATACAGCGGCCAGCCGTGCGAAAAACGGTCTGATTTGGATTGCTGTTGAGGAATATCGGCCTTTTTATCTTTAGAAACCAAATTACAAATGATATTTGGGATCAAGGGTGGCAGATACGACACGCCATTTTTCAATGGATTAACAAACGAAAATTGGATTCGACCGCTTGCAGATAATCGCCCGATGGACGAAAAATTCTTCTTCCACCGACTTCTGATTTTACAGTTTCGCCGATTCGTGGTATGATCTATCGCACCAGTCAAGCTCCATCAGTATGATATAAGGGGATGCAACAAGGTCGAGTCGTCGCTGTGATTCCTCGCAAGGGGAGATCATAGAGGAAGTTCTGGACACCACTGCTTTTAAGGTAGGAGCGAAAACCCCGAAAGGGGCGAATAGCGTTTGAACTACCGAGGGTGCAAGCCATACAGACCAAAACCTCGTACTCGTACAACGGGTACGAGGTACGCCGGTGAGCAGGGCGTCATCATGGTCGGGTCGGTGCAGTCCGCAAGGACCGGAGGCAACTCCGAGATAAATGACGACATAGAACAAAATCCAGGCTACGGACGGTTGCATCTCCTTTTTCACCTTACAAGGGAGATAACATGCGTGCCGAAACCGTCCACGTTACGGACCACGCTTTACTGCGATGGAAAGAACGTGCGTCAAAAACAGGAGAAGTCAACGTACAGGAAATCATTCAAGCTGTTAAAGATTCCAGGGTCATCAAGAAAAACGAACCTTTGCCCTATCCGCTCCCTCGTTTAGATGGATCGGTTTACAGCTTCAATGCCGGAGTGTTGTTCATTCTCGAATCAGTAACAATTGATGAATATCGGCTTGTCACAGTAATTGCCGACGAGCCAACATATCGGGGAATCGCCCGACCACCCAAAACAACAAGCAATCCTCGAAAGAGACAAAAATATGCGGAAGCTCAAAAGATGGAAATTGACATCCCCAGCTTCGACAGTTTCGTTGAAGAACGGCAATGGCTTACGGACGAGAAGCGACGACTCGAACGTGAACTAGCGACGACGCAATTTGGAAGTATTCCTCCCCAAGATGGGCATGATGGCAAATGAGTAAGCCGTGGGTAAACAGTACATAATGTTGTATGAGGTACGACATTATTCAAAGTTTACCCTTCCGAATATACCTGTTGGAAGTAGATGGAACTGCACAGTATTGGATTCATCGGTTCAAGCATGACGACGATTTCCGAACGGACATACGCACCTTTAGTGCTACGTCCAAAAATTCAAGCCCCGACTCAATCGTTAGGGGCTTGATCGCTTTCTTAGAAAGCGAAGGATACATTAACGTCGCCGAGTTAGTTTCCGAAGAATACAAAGCTGGCGTTGTCAGCACCCGATCTCGACTCATAGAAAGAGACTAATCATGTCAGAGCATATTGAGTTCACTCCCAATGGACTCGTGCTTCACAAGTGGAACAGCAGCAAGCGCAAGTTTGTTCGCAAGCGTCCCAAAAAACTGAGCATCATTACTCATCTTCGCTCCCGCTGCGAGATTGCTGAAGGGACCACCCTGAAGCAAATCTTCGAGACGGTGGACAAATACAAGTTCTTGAAGTTGGTGATTTCCCAATATTCATGGTGCCGTCAACTGGACGAGTTCCACGCACAGGCTCAAGAGCCTCAACGATTCGATCCCGACGATACCGATCCTCTTGAATATCTGGAACTCTATCACCATCCAGAAGTTCACAAGTTGACCGAGAAGAAGAAACACCCTGGCGGTATGCGTGAGAGTACCATCACTGTTGACTTCGATACTTCAGTTGGCTTCCACGGCATCGGTCCTGCAAAAGAGGACATGAAGAGTGCAGCACTACCAGATGGGAATATCAACTATTCTGTATCCTACAGCCCTATGTGGAAGCTGGCTGATCTGCCAGTCAGACTCAACAAGACCTTTGACGTTTACGAACCATTCGATACCAACAACCCCAAAAAGCGTCCAGAAAAACTGTTGACGGCCACTCGTGAATATACCCTGTTGGAAGTTCTCGACGCCATCTATTGGGATATTTCGTTCATGGGTGGACCAGAGGACAACGCCAATTTCATCGAACAGATGAACGAAACGATGGATCAGATCAAAAGCGGCCAAGTGCCAATGATCCCTATCGAGCAAGTATTCACCGACATGAAGGAAGAAACGCCAGACAACGCATCCGAGGAAGACGAACCAAAAAAGATGAAGGTTCTGATGCACCCTGACGTTGCACGCTTCTTTGGTTGCGACCCGGACAGCATCCCACTGGATGACAAAGAGATCATCCGTGACGACGAGTCTTGACGCTTCTTTTTATTTGCTGTACAATACGAACCTCAAGAAAGGCGGCTTGTCATGATTGTGGTGAAAGAAATCCTACATGCTGGCGGTGCCTGCCCTTTTCAAGTTGAAGGGAAGACCGAGCAGGGCGAAGAAATATACGCTCGTTATCGTTGGGGGCGACTTAGAGTCGAAATAACCCACGAGAACGGCGAGCGTGATATTGTCTTCACTAAACAGATTGGCGACGACCAAAACGACGACGAAGAAATTGCCAAAATGCGAGAGGCTGGAATGAGCGAGGAACGTCTCGCTCAGATGGCCGAAACCTTCAAAAATATCCGAGCATATTCAGAGGGTCAACCTCTGTGTTTTGACGGACATATGGACATGGATAAACTCCGTGCCGCTACCGAAGGCGAAATAGAGTGGCCTGAGTATCAGGAATAAACAATGTGGCCTTTTAACAGGAGAAAGAAAATGGGTGGACTCAACGAATCCGTTCTGGAGTCTGACAAGGGTAAAAAGAAAAAAGATGCCGGGGCTGCAAGTCCTAGCATGGGCGGCTCGCCGGGAACCATCCTTGCGCCTGACTATGTTCAACCACCGACGAACGTAGTGCCGCCACCGCCGCTTAACTTGCAGGGAACTGGTGTTCCTATGCAGACCCAGGCCATTCGACAACATATGAATAATGGACAAGTCCATTTGCATGTGGATGCACCACAGTCACTCAAGGCTGCTGTGCCTGTCGCCGAATGGTTCGTCATCATGCGACACCTGCGTTCCCTGAATCCGTTCACCTTTGTCGATGCAGAAAACAAGTGCGTGGCGTATTTACGCCCTTACGTTCATGGCGGTCTATTCGAGGTCGCCATTGAACTGGCTCCGATTGAAATCGGACCTCGTTTCAACGATATGAATGCCGTCACCGGCAAGAGATAATCAATCATGAGCAACAACCCTGTTGACGAACGCCGAGCCAAGTTAGACGATCTAAAGGCCAAGGGACACCGGCCTTTCGATATGTCCATTATTGATCCAGCACCAACGAACATTGATATTGTTCGTGACAGCTTTGATGCCTCTTTCACCAAGGAAGATGGCCCGGAGTTTGTTATTGTTGGTCGGTGTGCGCTCAAGCGGGGTCATGGAAAGCTGTCCTTCCTCACCATTACAAGTGAGGATGGACAAATTCAAGTTGCTATCGACCAGTCTAAGTTTGCTGGTCCTGTAGCCCAACGATGGGATTGGCCACAATACGAAGCGTTGGACCTGGGGGATATTGTCGCCGTAAAGGGTCGTCTGGCCGCTACTCAGCGTGGCGAAATTACCATTTGGGCTGATGCGTTTCGTATTGCCTCTAAGGCTCTCACGCCACCGCCAGACAAGGTTCACGGGTTAAATGACCCGGAACTCAAGTATCGTCTTCGTCACGTTGATATGTGGACCAACCCGGACACCATGAAGGTGTTTCGGCAGCGATCCAATATTATTCGTGATATTCGCACGATGATGTATGATCGTGGCTTCGATGAAGTCGAAACTCCAATCCTGCAAGCGTCGGCTGGTGGTGCTATCGCCAAGCCATTCATGACACATCACAATGCCCTCGATATTGGCATGTTCCTTCGTATTGCTCCTGAGCTATATCTGAAGAAGTTGCTCATTGGTGGCATGAACAAGGTCTTCGAGATCGGCAAGAACTTCCGCAATGAAGGCGTCAGCCCTCGCCACAACCCTGAATTCACGTCTATGGAGGCTTACCAAGCCTTCGGCAACTACGAGACGATGATGAAGCTGGTTGAGGCTCTTGTCGTCAACCAAGTGGAAAAGATTCACGGTCGCCTGACGGATATCCCCTACAAGGAACATCTGCTAAACTTCACGCCGCCGTTCAAGCGAGTATCTTTGCAAGAACTGGTTGAAAACGGTTCGCCTGAGCAGCGATTCCAGGCATACGAAGACACGATTGAATCAACACTGATTCAACCAACCTTTGTTATGCACATGCCTGCTAGTGTAGTGCCATTGGCACGACCATTTGATGATATAAACCAAGGATACGCAGAGACGTTTGAACTGGTCATTGGCGGCATGGAAATTGCGCCAGGATATACCGAGTTGAATGACCCGGATATTCAACTGGAAAATTTCCAAAAGCAAGCCAAGGACGGTCACGTTATGGATCAAGACTTCGTAGATGCCATAAAGACAGGTATGCCTCCGGCTGGCGGTCTTGGACTTGGCATCGACCGTCTTGTGGCTATCCTGACTAATCAGGCTACCATTCGAGACGTAATTGCATTCCCACTATTAAGGCCGAGGGACTAATGGACAACAAAGTGTGGCAGGAGTTTTACTGCGGTGAGTGTTCGGGCTATTTTCGGGTAAGACTGAATATAGCCCTCACCATCGGCGTGGAAATTGTCTGCCCTAAATGTAAACATAAACACCATCGCTTCATCAAGGATGGTGTGATTTACGAAAATGGCCGTGGAGAAAACGGTGCCAAAGAAGAAATCTGCCCACCTTTGTCGGCCTACAGCAAAGAACCACTGACGGCCAAGATGAAATCAGCCACACGGCGACGAGACGGCGTGAAGATTGAGAAAGAAGAAGACCTCAATGCACGCAGTCCAATAGCCGATGCGATGATTAAGGAACGATGGTTCGAGTTGTATGGAGGTAACATTGGATGAAGACTTTCTATGATCCCCATCCTGGTCGTGCTGGTGCGAGCATCGCATTGCCAGAAATCGTGCTTCTCGTAGCGAGAGGACTTGATGGAAAGGAAATGGAAGTTCCTGATGCTGTCAGGATCATCCAAGATGCTGCCAATAGCTTGGTTGCTGATGGCACCTTCGGTGATGCCAAAGCAGAAGATCACAAAGATTATATCGGTCTAATGTTAACCGAAGGTGAAGGCGGTGCAGAGGATTTTCCAAAGCACTCATTTCGAGTCATTCGCTACAAATAAAGGAGACGCATATGCCTGCTACGGCAGATCGTGAGATTGACGTTGCAATGTTGAGGGTCGGAAAAAAGCCCGGCAATTTGTCGGCCAAGCTCAGAATTCCCGACAACCTGGGAATCATGGATGATCCGGCTCAGAAGGCCCCCGAAGGATTCGGTTGCTTCCGCATCATGACGCCGAAGGATGGCGACAAACGAGTGGTGTGGGATAGTCGTGACTTTGCTCAAATCAGCGAAGCCAAGGCAATGTTCGATGAACTGGTCGTGCAAGGATTGGTTCCATATTGTGTCGGCATAAATGGCCGAGCTTCGGCTGAAGTCATGGCCGAGTTCGATCCATACGCCGAGGAAATCATCTTCCTCCCCGTAGCAATGGCCGTAGGGGGTTAAACATGGCTCCAGGAGGCTATATGATAATCGGCAGCGACAAATACACGGTTGGTAGTTGCGAAGTGACGTATGAATCACCCGCTACTACATCCTTGTGCAGCACATGGGTCCAATACAGCAGCGATACGACCGATATTCCTCGCATCAAAGTGAAGGCATATCGAGCAGGTGCTACGGCGTCTTCGTGTACGTCGTACAAGATCATGGACGACAGCACCAATTGTGGCTGGCCTTCCACCGGGAACGTCTGGCGTGTTGGCTCTGGAGCGACTTCTACGGCTTGCACCATTCAATGGGGCATGTGGGGCGATGACGAGTGTTCGGTCGAATATGAATGGCAAGGCGTTGCAGCCAAGCCCATGTCGGCTGAAGAGAAGAAGGCTTACGAAGAGAAGCGACTCAAAGACAGGTTCTCTCAAATCATCCAGGGGCGATGTGCGCCGAATATTGCTATTCGGCAAAATACGAAGCGGCAACCATTGCCGATCCCTGCGGATATTCGAGAGCAGCGGGCAAGGGAAACGCTGCGAAGGGTTATTGGGGACCAGAAGTATATCAACTTCATCAAGCATGGGTTTATCTCAGTGAAGGGACGTAGCGGACTCGTCTACCAAATCTTCACGGGACATGGTATAACCCATGTGTTCGACCAAGGCAACTTGGTTGATCGCTTGTGCGTCGTCCTTCAGGGTAGCTTCCCACCCACTGACTCGCTCATTATGAGATATCTACTCATCCTAAATAATGAGCAGCAGTTCCGATCCCTCGCCATCAAACACTCTATCTCAGGATACGAGCGTTCCCGCCAAGAAAATGGCCCTGCGGAAATTAAGCCGCTTGCGGAAATCTTCAAGGAATTGAAGTCCAAAGTTGCATAACTCTGAAGGCGAAACACGAAAATAGCCAGGGATCAAACCCTGGCTATTTTTATTTGCATTGGGCGGCTGCGATTTGAGCCTCACGCAATTCCCAATAGGTCAACGCCAAATCTCTGGCATCTGCCTCAATAATCAGATCATCTTCGTTCCATAGACTATTGAGTGTATCTTGATAAATTGCAACAATTTGATTGCCAGTTTTTGGCCCACTGTTAAGTATAACTCGTTTTATTGCTATTCTTTCCAAGATGCCTTTGACTGCTTTATGCTTGATATACAATACAGAGTTTTCACCCCATTTATATTCAATGTAGACATATCGAAAAGTTAAAGCACAACCACCTGTCGTTGCTCCTCCGCTGCCAGTGTAATATAACGTCATGCTTTTACCTTCCTTCGTCCTGTGTAAACAGGTAAATTAGCCAATGGTTGTGTTTTTAGTGCAATAACTTTGGAATTGGCGACTGCTGCGTTGTCTTCAAGAGGACTTAATTGACCAAATTTAACTATTTTGCGACCTGCAAATATCGGCAAGTTGGTTAAGGAACAATCTCTAAAGCCATCGCCTAAAACATAAATTGGTTGATTTGATATTTCACTTTCAAACAAAACTTTTTGTTTTACATTGTTGGACAAACGAAGTTTCTGTTCGCCAGAAGATGCAAACTCGAAACTAATGACAACCCAACTCTTGTTGCACTTGTCGTAAACCGTGTCTCCGGGTAGATGGCGAACCTTTTTGGTGTTGGCGGAATGCTCATTGACATATGCTTCGCCACCAGCAACAGCACCACCTGTGGCTATGATGCTGGATATTTTTTCATAGAAGGATGAGCCACTTGCGTTTGCGCCACCTGTAGCAATTACAAAAGAGGTTTGCTGTACGAGCGCAGAACCGCCGCCAACTGCCCCGCCACGGGCATTGGGAGTCGAAAGATTCTGCATGACCCACTGTACTAAAGGCATATTCCCTCCGTGGTATATATTGAAATCGTTACTCTCTTACCAACACAGACAGAACAATTTGGAGAAACAAATGAATCTATTGAAGAAGTGCCGTTATGGACTGATGATCTACAACAACAAGGATATTTGGGTCGGACGATCTCTCGAAAAATACGGGGAATTCTCGGAGTCAGAAGTCCAGGTTTTCCGGGATGCAATCAAGCCTGGGAGCGTTGTTTTGGACGTGGGAGCGAACATAGGTTGTCACACGGTAGTATTTTCTCGTCTGGTTGGACCTGCGGGCGTTGTTTTCGCCTACGAACCAGAACGAACCAATTTCAATACCTTGGCAGGCAACGTCTCTATCAACAATTTGCTAAACGTCTACCCATTCCAAAAGGCCCTTGGTTCATCTCCAGGATTCATTGCCGTCCCGGAACTAGATCAAGAGAGAACCGTTAATTGGGGTGGTCTGTCGCTATGCGAAGATTACTCCGGCGCTCCAAGCTATCCAGTTCCGTTGATTACTATCGACGAACAACAGTTCCTTCGATTGGACTTCATCAAAATGGATGTTGAAGGAATGGAAAAATTGGCTTTAGAAGGAGCCAAGGAGACTATTGAAAAATTTAAGCCAATCCTCTATGTCGAAGATGACAGAGAAGAAAAATCTGCCTCTTTAATTGAAACGATTAAGTCAATGGGCTATGTGATCTATAAGCATTTGGGTCCATTGTATAACCCCAATAACTTCTTCGGCGATCCCGAAAACGTCTTTTTAAGTATGGTCCAAGAAGGGCAATACACACAAGTTGTATCGGGCAATCTATTTTGCCATCATAAAGATGCAGATTGCCCGATTGATACCGTTAAATTCGCTATGACGGCAGTTGAGTAATCACTTCGGAAACAAGATTCTCCCAAGTGTCTTTGCGACGAAACAACCTCATGCTGGGATACCAAACTGAGGTTGTTGCATCGTCACCCCATCTCCAATCTGTTTCTTTGCCCAACAGAACCCATACAGGCTTGCCCATCGCTCCTGCTAAGTGTGCCAATCCTGTGTCTACGGTCAGCACTAAGTCCAGATGATTGATGTAATGAGCCAAGTCACTGAAGTCATTGATTTGGCTTTCTAAATTGACCATTGGAAAGTCATCAATGCCATAGTTCAAATCAACCACTCCTTCTGGCCACTTTCTTTGACTTCTGACGCCCTTCACCAAACCAAAAAGTTGAACTTTTGGATTGTCAGCAATCGGCTTGAAGTGATTCAAAAACATTGATCGAGTGCAATCTCGTTGATGATCTGAATTACCTGCCCAGCACAAACCAATGTTTAGTTTCTTATTTGAGAAGCCTCGTGGCCTTGGTTTATTGGGGGCTGCAATATAAGGGCGATTCGGCACCTTGTCCAAGGAGTCAATTTTCAAAACTCTTGGAAGACTAGAAATCGAGACAGCGTAATCTGAATCTGGCGGGTTGGGCCAATCAGTATTATTGGGACGGGAAACCAATTCATCAATTTTGAGATTCTCTCCAATAACATCCTTCAATGGCTCTTGTATTTCACATATCACCTTGCCGCCCAGGGACTTTACCATCGGTAAAAATCTAGCGAAAAATATGAAGTCGCCCAAGCCTTGCTCGCTATACACAGCAAGGCTTTTCTTTTTGAACTTCCTGCCGTCCCACTGATCTTGGATGAACCTATCTTTGAATCTTCCCGTCAACTCACTGGTCTTGAACCTGTATTCGTATTTCTCCCAACCGTCTTTCCATTCACCAATTCTTAACAGGCACAGTCCCAAGTTGTAATTGCTTTGGCTGTGTTCCGGGTTGATTTGGAGTGCCGCCCGGTACATCTCAACAGCCTCTTTGCACCTGCCGAGGGCGGTCAAAGTCACGCCAGCGTTGTAGTACGGATCAAAGGCGATTCCGTCTGAAAACTTGATTGACTGAATGGCGGCAGACAGGGCTTCTTTATGACGCTCTTGAAGACTGCGAACGTGACAAATGTTTGACCACAACAACCAGTTGCTTGGCTCGATTTTAAGAGCATCGAAAAAGCAATTTATTGCCTTGTCGTAATTGGGCAAATAACCGCAATAGGCAAGTCCCAATGTATTGAGAGATTGCACTGCCAGTTGTTCGCAGGTAAACAAAGCCTCTGAATCTCTTCCCTCTGCGTGCAAACGGCAGGATTCTTCGTGCATACCAATCAATATTTTGTCTAAGTTCATCTATAGGCTCCAAAACGATTCATCTGAGCATAAATAAGTGTGAAAGGAGAAAAAACACTATGGCTGATCTATTTAGCACTAACAATAACCTCACAATTATGAGGTTTGAACATCAGAAGACTGTAGCACAAGCCAATATCCAGGCACGTCATATTCGCATCCTTGAACTTCAGGAAGAAATTGAACGCTGTAACCTAGATATAGAAGCACAGAAAAAGGTGATTGTCGAGCAGGACAAAAACATCAAGATTCAGTTGGAAGCCGAAGAAAAAAAGAAGCAAGAAGCGGCTTTAGCACCAAAGGCATAACACTCGTAAGGAGACAACATAAATGGCTGATATTCAAACACAGATGCCGGTTAAACTAACGGACAATACCAACACCGCTGGCATTACCGCTGGTTCGGCTTTGAAAATCGACGGTTCTGCTGTAACGCAGCCAGTTTCCGGTACGATTACATCTTCGCCAACAGGCACCTATACTGTCGCTGGTACTGTTAACTCAACCCCAACAGGCACCTATACTGTCGCTGGTACTGTCAACTCAACTCCAACTGGAACATACACGGTTGCTGGTACAGTAAC